ATGTTCAATGACCAGTACGGTCTCACCCAAGCAGTTCTCGATGGTCGCAAGACCCAGACCCGAAGAATCGCCTACGAAGAACCTTTCAGGCGAAACTTCAACTGCGGTTTCTGCACGGAAGGAAAAGACAAGGGCAAGCTCACCATCAACGATGGAAATGAGATTGTGGCGAAGTCACATTATAAAATAGGTGAAGTCTTGGCAGTCGCACAGAGTTACAGCCACATTCCGTGTGCAGAAGAAACGGAAGAAACATTTAATGAGGAAGTTGCATCCGCAGGATGGGGAAACAAGATGTTTGTGAAGTCTAATTTGATGCCTCATCAAATCATGATTACCGACATCCGGTGTGAAAGACTACAGGACATCAGCACCGAAGACTGTATGGATGAAGGTATCTTCCGTAGCCACATCAAAGGCATTGACGATGCTTATTCATACGATGCCACTAACGATAGCAAACGTAAGAAATGGTGGTACAGAACTCCTATCGAAGCATACAAGATGCTTAGCTGCAAGCTCCACCTCCATTGGGGCAACAATCCTCTCGTCTTCGTTTACGATTTCGAACTAGTTAAATAATAATTCATCATCAATATGAAAGAAGAAACATTACCACTCAGACCTCAGATTAGGGAACTGGCGTTAGGTCAAGCCATCGACTTCCCTATCAAGAGAATGCTATCGGTCAAGAGTAGTTGCACTGACCTCGGTGCCATCTACAGCCGAAAGTTCAAGACCAAGCTCAACCGGGAGCAAGGAGTTATCACAGTTACAAGAATCAAATAAAACAAAATAGTCATGAACCAAACAGTACAAATCCAGTTCGCTGACAAGATGGTCTCGTTCGACACATTCCTATCAGCCATACGCAATGTAGTCCAGGAAGAAATTTCCAAGGCTGTAGGCAAGCGACCATTCATCACCCAAGCCAAGGCATTCGATACCTTCGGCAGACGCAATGTAGAGCGATGGGTGAAGGAAGGCAAGGTCAAGGTCTTCGGGCGTGGCAAGAACGGCAAGATTACTCGCTACGAATACCGACTGTCCGAGCTGGAAGCCTGTGCCTGTAAAGTTCAAGACTATCTACATCCCACATAGGTAATTTTACTTTTAGAGAATAGACATAAGCTAACATTGCAAACAAGAAAAGCTCGCTGTGAAGCGAAACTTATCGTTGAAACATTCAAAAGGTGCCTGGGCAAATATCCCTGCGAAAACAGCTTTTCATCATTAAAAATCTGATAAGTACAAATCCTACTCAGGCACCTTTCTTTACACGGTCGGCATTGCAATCTTGCATGTAGCCTAGCCCATCGGGGGCGATGTTCATAACAAACGATTGATTGTTTAAATGCTTTTTTACTAGGTTCACCATGATTTCTGCGAAAAAGAACTAAGCAGATAGGCACAAGGGTTCGACTCCCTAACCGACCACCATTACAAACAATATAAAACGATAAAGTTATGAAAACAATTAAGATTATCTTCTGCATTGCCATCTGGCTAGTCCTTGGATGGCTCTGCCTCAGTAAACTCTCACAGGGCATCCACGATGAGAATCTGATTTCTAAGATGCCACAGTGTACATACGATGAGATAGTCGATACGCTCACCTCTCGTAATGGCTTCCAGCCTACAGAGCATCAGATAGTAACATACTATTATGAGCGATTCAAGAAGTAAGAGCACCTATGCAGCTCGCAAGTGCCTCCTCTGCCCAAATGGGCGTAACTGCATCAATGGCAAGTATTGTCTTAAATACAAGATGTACGTGCAGCATCAGGAGAAACTTCTATGTGAATAACTTTTTAAACTAAATAATATGGAACAGAATAACAAACAGACGATGCCATGTTTCGAACTTGGCAACCTTTACGTCTTCAAAGAAGAAGACGAGGATGGAGAGTTGACCATTATAGGCAAACTCATCGCCAAGAACGAGAGCCAAGACACATTGACATTTGGCAATCAGTATGAGATTGAGACAGAGAACTTCGTTACAGACCAGGCATTTGACCTTCGCATAAGTACAAACAAGGAACTGCGAGAAGCGACAGAGGATGAAGCCATCTTGTTTCAAAATGCTTTCACTCTCTGGAAGAAGAGCAAGAATCAGCCATCATTCAGAACCTTCGATAAGGTTCTTGTGCGTAACAGCGATGAACATAAATGGAGACCAGCAATCTTCGCACGAACACGTATAGGTGAATCCCCATACAAATACAACGCTTTGCTATTATGCACCGGGCACGTAGGTGACTTTATCCAATGCATCCCATACAAAGGAAATGAGAAAATGGCATTCACCACAGCCCAATTTTAGGTAAACAGAAATGTGGTTTTCAAATAATATCAATCATCATGGAGTCAGAAGAAGCAACGCTCAGAAGGCAAGCTCGTCAACGAGAATACTATCTTAAGCATCGTGAAAAGTTGCTCGCCTATTCTCGCAAATACATCAAGGAGCATCCCGAAAAGCAGAAGCTATATCGGGAAAATGCAGCCAAGAAACGAGCCAACGGCAAAGGATATTATCAGAGATACTATCTGCTCAACAAAGAGAAATTGCTGGAAAGTTCCAAGCGATGGCTACAGAATCACCCCGAAAAGGTAAAGGAATACCAGCGCAGATACTACCAGAAGAAAAGAGCAGCAGTGAAGAAAGAGAAGAAGATAATGCTGAATCCAGATATAGATAAGGCAAAGTCCCTCTTCCGTGACCCAACCAAGGCAGCTCACCTACAGTGGATTCTGGAGCACAACAGAAACAAATTCAATCAATATGAATCACGCTAGTTTATTCAGCGGAATCGGTGGCGCAGAGGTCGCTGCATCCATGATGGGATGGCAGAACCTCTTCCATTGCGAGATACAGGAGTTCCCTCGCAAGGTGCTCGACTACTGGTTTCCTAATTCAGAAAGTTATGAAGACATTACCAAAACAGACTTCACAAAGTGGCACGGCAAGGTCGATGTTCTCACAGGAGGATTCCCCTGCCAACCTTTCTCCCTCGCTGGCAGAAGAAAGGGAGCGGACGATAACCGCTACCTCTGGCCACAGATGCTTCGAGCGATACGGCAGATACACCCCACTTGGGTCGTTGGTGAAAACGTTAATGGAATCAAGACGATGGTGGAGTCCTGCCAAGTCACTCAGATGGGACGCTCAGACTATCTTTTCGAAGAGAATCACCTATACCGAGAGGAAAGCCGATTCACCCTCGACAAAATCTGTGCAGACCTCGAAGCCGAAGGATATTCCGTCCAACCGATTGTTATTCCAGCTTGTGCCATCGGAGCACCTCACAGAAGAGACCGTGTTTGGATTGTTGCCCACCGTTCAGACCCAAGGGCTGAAACAGTGCAACAAGAAGGGCAAGACGGAATTTGTTCCGCTAGACCTTCTACCCACACCCAATGCGATGGACATAGCCCACAAGGACATGGAAATCAACGAGCGAGGGCGAAGAAATCCAAAGAAGGGCAAGACAGACCACAGCCTAGGTCTAGAAGACATGGCAGTGGCACAACTCCTTCCTACGCCCACGGCACTCGACAAAGGAGGAGGAAGAATAAACAAGAGCCTTTCACCGAATGCAGCAGAGCGTCCAACCTTGGCACTCGCCGCTCGAAAAGGCTTGCTTCCCACACCTTGCAGCATAGAAGCCACGAAGTTCACCAAGACCATCAATCCCAATTCCCAGATGGGGCAAGGTCTAACAGCCTTGGCGGTCAATGGTCTTCTTCCCACTCCTACGGCAATGGAGGTAAAACACTCCAACCGAGTGAAGGGACTGAAAGAACAGGGTGCAAAAGGGATGTACAGCCGAAAGAATGGAGCACTTCGCCCGAATGGGCTGACCGACTTTCTGGATTTCCACTATCTCCTCACGCCAATGGCTGCGGATGGGATGAGGGCGAACATGAATATGCAAGCTCTCAAAAACCACAACAAGGAGAAAGCCAATCTATCGGAGCAGATTGCACACAAAGTAGGTGGCGGAACTTCCCAACTCAATCCCCTGTTTGTAGAGGAAATGATGGGATTCCCTTTGATGTGGACAGCCTTACCATTTCTTTCCCCAAGTGGCGACAAGAATCCATAAAGGCTTACGGCAATGCCTGGGTCCCACAAGTGGCTTACGAGATATTCCGTGCCATCGAGGCAGAAGAAAACAAATAAATGATAGATTCGTAAATTCTACATTCCAAATAAAAGAAGAATAGATGAAAACAGATGGCTACATATTTACTCCAGAGCTGTTGCAGTGGCGTTACTTCCATCGTCCTGTGGTCGTTCAGGTGCTCATCCATGTGCTCCTCTCCTCCGCTCACAACGAGGCTTCCGCTGCCACCCTCTCCTATCGTGATTTGGCTCTACAGCTCCATACCACGGTCAAGACCATCCGTGTCGCCATCGATGTGCTCATAGCCGAGAAAATCATCACCAAGTGCTCTGCTCCAAGAGCCTCAACCAAACTCTACGTTAACAGTTCTCACCCCCTATCCCACTGCATCATACCGTGGCAAAGAGACCAAGGGGCACAGGTTACGGCACACTTCGGGGCACAGATTGGGGCACAATCTAGGGCACAGATTCAATCTTCCGAAGTTCCTTTAAATAAAGGCAATTCCGAAGATTCAGAAACTAGCAAGGGCACAGATAAGGGCACAGATAAGGGCACGAATAGGGCACAGACTAGGGCACAGACAAAACAAGGGGCACAGCCAAGGGTACAGTCTGGGGCACAGATTTCACACACTGAAACCCCTTTAAATAAAGGTGATTCCGAAGATTTAGAGATAGTCAAGGGCACAGATAAGGACATAGCAAAGGGCACAGAAGTAAGAGAAAAGAAACAAATAAAAGAAAATCTTTCCCCTGAAACCCCTATAAAAGAAAACAAACAAAGAAAAGAGAAAGCCCACCCCCAAACACAAAAAAAAGAAAAAGAAAAAAAGTCGGGGGATGCTGAAACTCAATTCTCGGAAGTGTTAAGGCTCTTCAATCGCCTCTTCCTGGGCACGCAGGTAAAGCCAATCTCGAAGATGACTCCCGACCGCAAGAAGCTAGTCGCCAAGTTTATCTCTGATTACTCCTTCGAGGACATTGAGCCGATGCTTCGCAAGGCTCTCGATTCCGACCTTCTATCCGGGCGCAAGGATGGTGGATGCTATATCTCCTTCAACTGGCTCTTCAATCCAAAGAATTACGAGCCTCTGATGGAAGGAACGTTCGACAACCCTACGATTGCAGCCTCAGCTGAAAAGAAGCCTTCCAAGCCTCAGCAGAAGAAGACACCTAGCCCACCATCATCTGATGGCAGTCTGTCAATAGGCGAACGCTGGAAACTTGCCCAACAGTCTCAGCAGTCAGCAGAAGCCTATAGAGACAAGGTTAATCGTTCCATCATCTTGGGGCATATCGACAACCTCAAAAAGCATCCGCAAGACAAACAAGCCTTGCAGTCGCTCGAAAGATTCTATCGAGACGGAACTATTCAGCGTCTGGGCATCGACTGGACCCCACCTGTGGAAGAGGAAACGAAAAACCTCCTCGACTTGGACGATAAGACACAAAACTATCTCCAGTCCATCCTCAGCGACTAAGTGCAAACATAAAGTGACAATTCAAAAATTCCAAAAGTTATGGACAAACAAGAATTAATAGACCGTCTCAACGGCAATTATCCCGAGTACACGCAAAAGCCTCAGCACAAGAAGGTGCAGCGTGAAGGTCAGTTGCAGATAGCCTGTGTACGATGGTTTCGACTACAGTACCCAGCTTTCTCCACCCTCCTCTTCCATCCCAAGAACGAGGCAGACGGTGCTACCAGTGGCAAGAAGCTAGCCATCAATGCAGCATCGGGCGTGGTCCCAGGCGTTCCCGACCTTATCCTTGCTCTCCCTTCCATGAAGGATGGCAAGACAGGCATCATCTACGAGAACCCAGAAGTTTACTTCGGCTTGGGCATCGAATTGAAGTATGGCAAGACCAACAATCAGTCTGCCAACCAGAAACGCTTCCAGGGCTATTGGCAGTGCGCTGGCTACAAGTACGCCCTCTGTCGTTCCCTCGAAGACTTCATCGAAGTGGTCAAGGCTTACATGCAAGCAGCCGAAGCCAACGCCTTCGAGAAAGTTCGCTCCTATCACCTCATCAATGATGATACTGAGCACAACAAGCAAGTATTAAACAAAATCATTAAAAACAAGAAGTAATATGGAAATCGGATTTATCATCATCATGCTGTGCCTGGTTGTTATGGCCAGCACATTCATCTATCTAGTTTACCACCATGGCCATCGCTCCTGTAAGGGTTGCAAGTTCTTCAAGTCTACAGCAAATAGTAAGTACAGCGGAACATGCAACGGCTTCGGTCATCATCGCTTCCACTGGGAGTGCTGTGGAGAATGGAAACGTAAAGCAACCAACCAAGAGGATGAACTTTAAAATCATGCATCTATGGGCAATTACATCAAACAAAGCCTGATGCAGCCAACACCATCAGTTGCTAATCAGGAGAAAATGAGGATGTGCAAGTTCTGTGTACATAGCCACATCAGCGACCTCGGCTACAACCATTGCTGGAAGTCAGATAGTGTTACGTATAATGGAGATTCGCCTACAGGCATCTGTAGCGCATATAGGGATAAGAGAATATGGGAGCCTTATTATTTCTCTGGTCTCATGTCACACTACAGGGGAAACATCTGTTGGGCAAGACCAGTGTATAACTCTCCCAAAAAGGGCAAGAGCCGTATTTTCAAATACGAAGTCATCGACCCGATAGCCTCAACAATAGCAACCCTATTGCCCAAGGAGTTCGCCAAGGAATACATTCCAGCCACTCCTGGCTCCAAACCTCCACATACGATGAAGGAGTATGAGAAATTTGATGTCTATTGTTTCGGTGGCTACAACCCACAGCTAACCGAGAACCAAGAGGCAAGAAATTACAATGAAGCTCACTGGCAGCAAATTCTAGCCCAGGAAGCTATCGAAGAACAATTAAAAGGGTAAAAGCCCCCGTTCCCAGCGATTCTATCGCTGGTCCCATAATATAACAAAGTAAAAATATTAAGAAATGGAAAAGACAATTTATATTCCAGGTGATTTGGTGATGACCAACGGCATTCCTATCGGAACGAAAAAAGGAATTGTTTACCAAGTCACAGAAAGTAACGCAGATAAATATGCAAAAGTGAAAGATGGAAATGTTTTCACTGAGCTTAAAGGTTCCGTCACTCTTTCCAACTTAAAAGGAAAAACCATTAAAGATGATGGATTTCTGTTCTGTGACAGTGGTGCATGGGTGAAGGATATTGTTCCCATCCCTCTTACTCCTTCTATACTTGAGAAGAACGGCTATAAGCAAATAGTCAATCAAAGCTATATTTACCAACATATAGAAAATGATTGCTATGAAATCTGGAAAAATGTGAAGAATTGGACTATGTATTGGAGAGGTGTAAACCTATGCAGCTTCAAATATTTGCATGAGTTACAACATATTCTATTATTCCTTGGTCTAAATTCAGAAATGGAGGTGTAGCGTATGAAGATTCATTTATGTTATTCCTCATGCTGTTGTGCAGCAGATGAGCATGAGACTGGATGCTATCCTCGTTCTTCATTCAAGCCGAAGCCAGAGCTTCCGGTTGGAACAATACTCACAGTCAAGGAGAAATGGCAAAACTTCTACGGAAAATACTACCGCTGCTATCTCCCGGACGAAATGAAGGACAAAGGATATTCCATCCCTTACTACGACATTCCTGCCGACAAAGCAGAAGTAATAGAACTTTAATCAATTATCGTATGGACAGAATACAGAACGAAATCAGTAAGCTTCGTCATGAGCAGCATTTGAGTGAAAGACTGCAAGCAGCCCAACTTCGACAGATAAAGCGTGAGCACGATGGCCTCCACAAGTGGATAACCATCACCCCACGCCTCAAACTTCTCTGCCGAATAGACGAGCAAGGCAACCTCCTCCCAGAGGAGCTTGACCGCATTAAGAAAGTTAAACAAACATTAGGTATCAAATAACATTTAAAAATTAATTATTATGAACGCAGAAGCATTAAAGAAGTACATCGGTACAAAAGAGGTTATGGCTGCACCTATGGATGAAGCAACCGCAGTGGCTAAAGGTTTTGCTCGCAAGAACGAGGATAACCATGAATGGAGACCAGGTTTCCATGTTCTCTACAACAATCCGGATGGCAGCACCTACGATTCCTGGTCACCTGCTGATGTCTTCAACCAGTCTTACAAGGTTGCAGACGATTTCTATGACCGTCTCAACATTGAGCTCAACGATGTGACTGAGCGTTTTGTTAAGTTAGAAAAGTTCATGAACAAAGGGCTTACGGCTGTGTGTGAAAAGGTAGGCGATTATCAGGCATCTATTCTTGTAGCTCAGTATCAAGCAATGAAGATGTACAAAAGTTGCTTGGAAGAGCGCATCGAAGAGATTGAGAAACGTGAAGTGTGGAGAGGATAACATGAGTGAAGAATCAGCATTATCCTTTCGCAAGCTAGTTTCAGCTATGCGAACCACCGAAAAGGAGTATTGGGCACACCGAGACAAGAAGATGCTTCGCCAATCCATTGAACTGGAAAAGCGTGTCGATGATATTATCTTGAAGGCAGATGGCTCAGCCGTCCCTCAGAACGACAACGGCACATTCTTCCTTCTGGTGGCAGAACTTAGAGCCTCAACCATCCAATACTTCCAGGAGAAGAAGAAGGCACAGCCCGACAAGGAGCTGGTCAACACCCTCTTCAAGACCATCAAGGAGAAAGAAGCCAAGCTAGATAAGATGCTCATCCGCCTCCAAGACGAACAGATAAAGAAAGATGGCTACAGCATCCACTACAAGGTGATGGAGCGACTGCCAAGAGCAAATCAAGCTCGCCCAGTCTTCAGTTCCATGAATGAGCAACTTGCCAAGGTAGAGTTGGACAACCTCTACCGCCATCCCGACCCTCCTGGCACAATGTATTTCATGTGCAAGAAATATCTTGGCAAAGACGGAAAACAACTATCTCAGGAAGAGGTAGACAAAATTATTAATAACAAATTAAATTCTTAAGATTATGAACAAGAAAGAAAACAAGCCTCAGGAATAGGCTAAGACACAAGACAAGTCTCAGAACCAGCCAAAGGAGTCCTTCGTAGGCACAGGCAACGGTTCATCCCTTCGTTCTCGCACTGGATCATGGTTCGAGTGCAAGGTGCGCTATGAGAAGACTCAGGACGATGGTAGCAAGAAAATGGTAAACGAGTTGTACGTGGTCGATGCCCTATCCTTCACAGAGGCAGAAGCAAGCATCATTGACAACATGCAGGTCTATGTATCTGGTGAGTTTAAGGTTGCCAACATCAACCCAGCCAACTACAACGAGATTTTCTTCTCAGATATTTGTGACGATGATTTATGGTTTAAGGCACGTTTGGCTTTCATCACCATTGACGAGAAGAGCAACAAGGAGAAGCGTACCTATGTCAACTACCTCATCCAAGCCAAGTGCATCGAGCGTGCCAAGCGTTACGTTGACGAGGTTATGGGCAAAACCATGATTAGCTATGAGTTGAAGAGCCTCAGCGAGACCAAGATTCTTGATGTCTTCGAACATAAAGCATAAGTTGCGCAAGTTATCACTTCTGTTCCGCACAGAAGTGGTAACTTAGCCCACATTATTAATATATAATATAGTACAATATATGAAAAAGTTGAAACGTTTCATCATTTATCTCCGTCTCTGGTTCATCCGCAAGATGGGCTACACCCTCCCTTCCCTCAGAGAAGCTACTAGCGTTGTGCCTGGAGAGTTTTACGACCTCTTCGGGCGCATTGTTCGAGCTGTACCCAACAAGGAATCAGCCTCACCACTGGCAAAAGGCAACTTTGAGTATGAGGAAGTCCCAGAGCATTGCCTTAACTGCGATTTGTTCAAAGAGCACATTCCTTGCTCCTTCAATCATCGTATGCCCAACGGCTGCGATATTTGCGACAATCATCATTTCGAAATCATCTGCATCAACAGAGGTAACATCTAAAGCATAATGAATATGAAACAGCAGAAGTCAAATTACAAGCTCGACAAAAAGACTGGCCACCTTCTCGAAGTCCCTTCCAAGAAGCAAGTTCGTGAGCACGTAAAGAAGGTACGTGAGCAGACTAGCCAAGAGCCTCAGCAACCAATCACTGTGCATGAGACCCAAGCCGACAAGAATTTCAATAAGGTTCAGAAGGTTATCGACCGAATGCACGCCAAGGCGAAGCTCCCCGACTTCCTTCACATGGCACGCAAGAAGTTCCTTTCCACCGTCTGCGTTATCAACCACCCCGGCAAGCAGCGTAGCCTCCTCCCCGACAAGAAAGGGCGTTATGTCATGCTCTGCCACCGTAAGATGGCAAAGGTCTTCACTGCCGATGTCTGCCTTCTTGTAAAGATTCAGAAGTCCTTTGTAGAAATCATAGATGATACACTTCTTGAATGCACAGTACACAAAGGGGAACGCTGGCAAGATGGTTCTTGGAGCATCGTCCCATGCCGAGTGGACAAAAGCAACTACACCACCATTCAGGAAGTCCGTCTTCGCCCATGGTTCTTTCTCCACCGCTATTGGTACGAGATAACCTTTGATGGCAGGGTAGAGCCAGCTATGATGCTCCACGATTACAATCTCAACCCTACCCTACGCAAGAAACATTTCTATGTCACCCGAGAATATGTAAAAGTACGTAACCAGGATGCCGAAAACGACTACTTCCGTTTCTGGCTCCACAAACCTACAGATTATGCAGAACGAGACTGATATATTTATCCTCAACCGTCCACGCCCTCAAAAGCGTGGACTCACCCTCAACAAGAACGGGCGCATCACATTGCGTTCCTACCCTGTAAAGCTCTTGGGGCTACAGCGAGGCGACAAAATCGTGTTCTTCTGTCTCGGCTATCAGATGTATATCACCAAGTCTTCCTCTCTTCCCGATGCCATACCTCTCTATGGGCGCAAGGCACAGCTTCACGGTTGCAGTGCTAGCACTGTCAAATGCCTCTTCCTCCACACCCTAGGCGTTCCACCTAACGCCCAAGAGATAGACTTGGTAGTCTCTGACCGTCTAGAGACCATCACCGTAGGCAACGACACCCTACAGGCATTGGCTGTAGTCAATCGTGCCGACCCATCCCATTGCCGGTAATTAAATATTAAACAATACACATTAAAATTTAATAAAGATGCAACAATCAATCAGATACAAAGGTCTCAGCCTCACACCCGATGAAATGGCAGTAGAGAACGGTGCGCTATCCCTCTGCGGCAACCTAGAGCTGCACGATGGCGCATTGCGCCCTGCCATCGTATCGGGCACACCTCTATCTCAGCCCCTCACCGTTAATGGTGAGGTGGCTAAGATATTGTATGTTCACGAAACAGGTAGTTATCACCACCTCATAGCCATAGCCTCATCCTCCATTTATTGGTTCATGCAGGATGGCACGCTAGGCTCGTTCACCCCTATCAAGTCCTTCGACTACGAATCCACCGTGCTTTCTATCGATTCCATCGGCAACACCCTCATCATCGTGGCTACCGATGGCATCCACTATGCCATGTGGGAGAGCAACGGACAGTCCTCGTCCGATTACAGCTATAAGGGACAGAAGCCACCATTCCTAGAACTTAGCTTTTTCTTCGACCCAAGAAATAAGCCAGAAGATTACGAACTTGGTGGAATTAATGCCAAGGGTAGCAAGGAAGGTTTCTACAATGCCTTCCAGCAGACCACCTATAGCTGTGGCGATGTGTTCAACAAGGTAAATGGCAATTCCTTCACCTCTGGCGACCAAGTAGCCAATATCAAGGATGATAAGCAGTCCGATATTACCCAGAGCATCTACGCCCTGGTCAACCGAACAAACAATCTTATCGCCAAGCAAGGGCGTTTTTACGCCTCCTTCTTCATCCGCTATTGCTATCGCATGTTCGATGGCAGCATGATTATGCACTCCTCGCCTGTTTTCATCCCTATTCAGGTACCAAACAGCTATTCCGTTTATTCCGCCAACATTGGCTTCCCTAGCGAAAGCTACAAAAATCTTACCGTTACTGGCGCAGAAGTTGGTTGGGAAGATTCCTCTACTTTCTACAGAAAAGATGCCAATGAAAACGTTATCGAAACCAGTATCTCCAAGTGTACCTTTATGTACCTTCCTCACAATGTAGCATTGTCCTATGCGCTCCAAGGAGATATTGACGAGTTGAAGAAATGGAAGGATATTATCAAGTCTATTGATATTTTCATCACGCCTCCTGTCACCAATGTCGATACGAGTGCCAAGATTAGCGTATTGGAAATGTGTCAACCTAATTATGTGCTAAATGGAGCAAACATAGAAGATTACCATTGGACTAGCAACAAAGGCAAAAGCTATGGAATGGTCAGTGTTCGCTTCCCAAAGAAGTCTGACGATGATTATAACAACCAACTTAGTTCTGCTGGCAATGGTGACTCTTCCGAGTCGAATGACCAAAACATTTCAGCCTTTTACAAGATATGCTCCCTGCCAATAGACAATCTTACCAAGGTCGCTAACAAGGAATTGCCTGTAGATAAGGCTGCTGTATACCAAGTTTCCCTCCAAGAGCAGATGCAGGACGATTACAAGACCCACAATTTCCTCACAGCCAAGGGTAGCTATGTCTATAACCATCGGCTCAATCTGTTTGGAGTGCAAGAACATCTGATGTCTGGTTTCAGTCGCAAGGTCATGTTCCCGAAGGGCAACTACCTTCGTTCGGCAGGCAATTTCTATTCTCATCTTATCATCAAGAAAATAGTGACAGAGCTTCATACCACATCCGGCACAAAATATGTAGAGAATGTTTTAGAAGAAGATGTACTCGACCGCATAGAACCATTCATGCTTGCCAATCTGGTTAAGTTCTATCCCGATTCCAGGGCTAAGAAGATGGTTTTCTTCTGTTCTACTGTCGATGCCACTGCCGATGTTATCTATGCCTTTCCGCTCAAAGAATGCGAAGAGTTAAATGGAGCTATGCACATGGGCAACTTCACCGAAGAGATTACGCCTTATATCGTCACCTCCTACGATTACTCTGTAGATGATGTAGTCGATATGAGCAACAAGATTTACACCTCCGAGTCCGATAACGCCTTCTACTTCCCTCTGAATGGCATCAATACCGTGGGTATCGGCACCATCCAGGGCATAGCCTCAACCACAAGGGCACTCTCCCAAGGTCAGTTTGGTCAGTACCCTTTGATGGCTTTCTCCACCGATGGCATCTGGGCGATGGAAGTTTCTTCCCAAGGCACCTATAGCAGCATCCACCCCATCAGTCGTGAGGTTTGCAGCAATCCGAAGTCCATCACTCAGCTAGACCAGTCCGTGCTCTTCGCCACCAATCGCTCCCTCAGTCGCATAGCTGAGTCACAAGTGGCTTCCATGTCCGATGTCTTGGATGGACCAGGCTTCAATATAGCAAGCAATCTTGGCAAGTTCCTCAACTTCTTCAATGATGCCGAAGGCGATGATGCTGCCACCAAGACCATCAAGGCACAGATGCGCCAACTCATAGATTTCACATCATCGCCAATCGACTTCTTTCAGCGTTGCCAGGTTATCTACGATTACAAGAACTCTCGCATTTTCTGCCTAGATGTCAGCCAACTTACCAAGGAAGCCTCAGCCGATACCGTAGCCCTCTGCTATTCCATCAAGGATGAAGCCTGGAGCACCTTCCTCATCAAGAACGTGCTCACAGCCCTCAACTCCTACCCTCACCCATACATTCAGTATCGAGACGGTAGCGTAATAGTTTTGGATAGCGGTTACGATTACGAGGATGATACCGAGTATCATGGCATCATAGTTACTCGTACCTTGAAGTTCGATGAGGAGAACGCTCCCGATGCCATCACAGGCTACATCCATTCCCTCACCTCTGGCACCGTGCCAGTCATGTGGCTGTATGGTGGCAACGATAACCAAAATTGGCATTACCTAGGCCGTTGTGGTGGCATGAAGTCCAGCTATATGTCCTCCCATAGCTATCGCTTCTTCCGCATAGCCCTCTATCTTAAGATGAAGTCAATGAATCAGTACTTTGCCACTCGCCTCGAAGTTATCAGGCGTTTCAACAAGTTCTAGAAAAAACAGAGCCTTCGCTTTTTCAGGAATCCATCCCGATTTAGCGAAGGCTCTTTCCATAAACACCCAAAATAATGAAGAAAAAGAATAGCCACCGTTCCAGGCGATTCCATCGCCTGGTCCCAGATAGCCTCTTAAGTGAAGCTAGGTCTTCTCAGCGTATAGTTATCCCGGCTCAACAAGTCGCTCTTGATGTTATTGTAGTCTGCCGTTGCGCTTTCGCCATACGTTCCTGCCTTGTCAGCGAACTGGTCCATCAGGAATTGGCTCATCACGTAGTCCACGATATAGCGGTGACAATGGCTCTTCAAGGCATCTGTCACAGCCACGTTCCAGTTCGGAATCTCTAGGTTCAGCGTCACTGTCTCATAGATGTTTTCCTCCCTGTCCTTACCAGCCTTGTTTACGGTAGCGGTCGTTTCGTTCTCCTCACCATCAATGATGGTGGTCACTACCTCCGTCCACGTACCGTTTTTATTGTCCGTATAGGCATACTTTCTTGTGCCCTTCACCAGTCGCTCCAAGTTGTTGTTGTCCTCCACTCTACCTGTGGTCAGATAACGCTGAGCTGCCAGTTTGATGTTGCCGATGGCTTCCGTCACGGCACGATTGATGATACTGCGAGTCTCGTCACTGTCCGGGCTTTCGATGTTGGCTCTGATGTCCTTCTGGGCTTCGTCCACCATTCCCTGACTCACTACATAGCATCTTGCAAGCACATCATTACATACCTGCTCCATGCCAAAATTCAATGTAATCAATTTTCTATCCATAATTGCAATTATTTATATTGATGAAGAATTATCTTAGTTCGTAAGGTGGCCTGCCTCCGCTCCAGTCCACATAGTCTTGGTGGAAATGCTGCGAAACAAAATCAGGATTTCGTTCAGAGCCTTTCAGTCCTCTCCGCTCATCCTTTACCTCGTCCTCGTTGCGAGCCTCAGCATCCAATGTATTGCCATTCTTGACCGCTCCATCGGCACCTCTAGCCTCAGCGTTCAGAGCATTTTGAGTTTTGCCCTCATCATCCTCCTTCCGGTTATCTGTACAGATAGTACCCCTATCCTTCTGTTCGGAATCAGCACCCCTACCATCTGTAGCCAAAGACTGAGCCTGTTTGCTCGTTTCATCCTCACCTCTCGCTGTTGTACCAGGAGAAGCAACGTTCTTGCCTACATTGTCCGAAGTTCTGGTTTCAGCAGATTGGGCATTCATCTGCTTATCAGAATCATCCTCCACTCTCATTGAAGTAGAAGAACGATTGCTGTCCTTTTTTGCTGCATCATCTTTTCTCTCGGAAGCAGAAGAGGCAGAAGCATTCTTTGCAACACCATCCACAGCCCTTCTCTCTGTAGGCGAGAAGCTGCTATTCTTTTCAACTCCATCCCCTCCTCTAGCTACTGCATCCACAGCCGAAGAACCATCTTTCACGGTATCGTCAGCGGTTCTTTCAGCCTCAGCAAAGCTAAAGTCCTTCTTTAGCAAAACCTCCTTGATGGCTTCCAGGTCGCTCGCTCCCATGCTAGCATAGTCCGTATGGTTCATGTCTGGGAAGTCGCTCAGCCATCCTGCTATGATAGCATGTACCAGATAGTTCTGTATTTGATTGGTCAGCACACCGCTCAATCTAGGTGGCCAAGATGCCAAGGTCTTGATGGTGATTGTGAAATCATCAGCCAGTGCCTGTAGGTCAAACTGCTGTGTGGTCGAAGAAGAGAATCTTGCCAAGAAGTTCTCTAGGTCGGTTATTGCTTCCCTATAGTAGATGTCCAGCTTCGCTTCCTCGCCATCACTCGCCCAGACGGTCTGAAAGTCCACCTCTGGGTTATGCTGCGCAATGGTGGCAGATAGTCCCTCTACCACGCCCATCACGCTCTTCTTCACTATTTTTATCGTTATTGTCTTCATACGCTCATTTCTTTCTGTGCCATAGCCAAATCAACACACCAATCACTGCTACTACAAGGGTCCAAATCATCTTGGCGGTATACTTCCCCAGAGTGATATACTTTTGCTCTGCTTTAGATAGTTCTCGTTCCATCGGCTTCGGAACATAGATAGTATCTCGTTTGATGAAAGAATCCGTCTTCACTTTGTTCAGATACCTGAATCTATCTTGAAGTACAAGCCTATCCTTAAAGATAGTGTCACCTCTCTGATAGATATACACGCTATCCTTCCGATAGATGCTATCTGTTTTCTCCACCGTGTCCGTTCTTACCACATATTGGGTGTGATACTCCGGAATGGTCACATACTTCGTCTTACAGCTAGACAGAAACAATAAAGAGAAATAAGCTACCCACACTAGCAAATAAATAATAAAGTGCTTTGTCGTTTTCATAAGCCTTGATGTTATGAAATATTGAGTGCTCGCTTGGACTTCTTCAAATACTCCTCGCATTTGTCTAGTCCTTTGTGACCACCGTTAATTTTCCGTCTGATTGCTTTCAGATTATCCTCGTCTGCCAATTTATTGCAGCCGAAGGTATCAAATATCCACATCGATGAGCGTGTGGCACCAAGAGGCTGCTCCAACAACTCAGGCTGTTCCACTACATCATAGCCACAATATCCGGCATACTTCCTATAGTTGGCTCTTCCTGTTATCTGAATAAGCCCCCTGCCCTTATATCTCACCCCATCCCCCTTGTGGGTATTGCCTAAGTCCTTGCGTCCTTCATACGCCTTTCCGCTGGCTATCTCCTTGGTATATCTCAGTTCACCGCTCTCATGGGCAATCTGAGCCAAGTAGTGCGCCCACCTCAAAGGCGTGTTGATTTCAAATTCCTGAGCATACTTATTCAGGTATGGCAGAAACTTCTCTGCTCTTTTCCCTGCATTAGGCATCGCCATCAGCAGCTGCTCCAATCTGATTTCCTTCATTTCCATTCTCCTTATTGTTCTTATATTCTTGGTATCTCTTGAATATTGGCATTTTCTCCACGAAGCCCAGTGTCAGCGCATAATAGCCATAGTCCACTAGCCTGTACCAAGGCGAATCTGGCACCAGCATTCGTTTCAGATTCTTCAAGATGTTTGTAGTGAAGAGATAGGTCGCTGCTATGCACACCCACTTCACGCAAAACAGAGCCTCAGCATCCGAATGCAAGAAGTGACCGATGATAAACAGTGCAGCCACCGTCACGAAAAACACCGCACAGCAAACGAAGAACATGCCGAATTTCTTCCAGCTCCATTCCTCACCGTTAAACACCGCTGCCACGATGCCAAACACTAGGTTCAGCCCGAACAATACCATCATGGCAATCATAAAATCTCTGATGGGTACTAGCAGACTCAGAAAAGTCCATATCGTCCCAATTAAGTAACCTCGAATATCATTCATTTTCTTTTCCATTTTTCCGTCCCCACTCCGTTATGGAAACGATGCAAATTTAAGCCATCATTCCCGATTCTCAGTGATAAGTTGCGCAACTTCATACGAAAAAGAGAACACAAGCCCTTTTTCCTTAGCCTGCATTCTCTTCTTCTGATAGTTTTCTTTTATATATCTCTAGGTGTTATGGAATCATTTCTAGAAGAGCAAATTAATTCTTCACTCTTCGTTCTTCACTCTTCACTTAGTTAAAGTACCCCCATGCCTTGCACTTTCCGTATGGGTTATCATCGTCTCTCAGCCAGTTCACAGCCAAGTCCACCATTTTGTCCATCAGCTGCTCCTCGCTATCATCGGCAAACCATTTCTTCATCAGGTTGTAGTTGTCCGAATATACCATGTTCAGCACCACGGCAAAGTCCCATTGGTTGTAAGGGCGAATCTCGTCCTTCACCGTCTCATATATTTCCTGCGTCTTCGCCATGGTATAGTAAGGAGCACGATGCTCCACCTCCTTATCATCCTCAAAAACCATCTTCTTAATTTGAGCCTCAGCGAAGAAGTCATTGAAGTGTCCGTTGCCCACTACCCCATAGATTTCCTTATACAGCAGCAAGAGGTCTTCATCCGTTGCGTGCATAGCCACGAATTTGCCGATTATCTTTGTCACCTGCACCATCTGCTCAGGTGTGGCATCGGTCTGATATTTTGTGATAAGTTCTACTAAGTTCATATCATTCATTCTTTTGTGATTTGACGAATTTGAAAATCTCATCCAGCTTGCTTTCCATCTGGTTGAGTCTTTCGTTTGTTTTCTGTTGGTCACGAAACGTTGTGTCCAGTTCTGAAAGGAGATTGTCACAGTCCTTTACGGTCTGCTCGAAATCAGGCATCTTTCTTAGGATGTCGTTAGCTTGGTTCTTCAATGCGTTCACCTCGTTAATGATGTTCTCCTTGCTACAGGAGATTACCAGGGTGTCGCTGTATGCTGTTTGCTCAGTATCTACCACCGAATAGATGGCTTGCTTTCCATCCTCGGTTTGCACGTTCACCTTCACATTCCTAGCCCCATAGTTCGGCATTCCAGGCATAGCAGCCATTACGTTCTGCTTGCCATTCTCAAAGTCAGGGCATGGATTGGTCGTCACCTTACCTTGTTTAAATTTTCTGCTGGCTCTATCAAATAGATAGACTGGGAATCCAGCCTTCAAGTCTCTGAATATCATAATCTCTGAATATTTATCGTTTTAAGTATATGGGAGAGGAAGGAAAACATCCTGTCCCCTCCCACCAAATGATTCAGAGTAGGGAGTAAGCATCCACCAACTCCTAACTCCTAACTTCTAACTCCTAACTCTTAACTGAGCGTTACGGTCAGACTGTCAAATATGCTTAGGCCTCTAGCCTTTCCGCATACCACATCGTTAGCCTTTTGCGTCCGTCCTACACTGGCGATGGTCACAGCCGTTGGTAGGGCTGTCTGCCCTTGGAAGGCTGCAATCCATTTTTCCGTGTAAATCAATGGCTGTGCTCTCATCACGTTTCTGTTGCCCACTACAGGCGAAATGATGCTGATAGTCGCCACGATAGGCACGAATACCGTTGTAACGTTAATGATAGGCTGCTCATAACTGTAGGTTATGCTAGCCTGTGGCTGCACGTTGCCGTTCACGCAATAAGGTCTGCAAAGCTTCTCATTGTAAGTAGCTAAGACTGAAACTTGGTTGGCTACCAATGCTGTAGTAGCCAATCCCACTGGAGAAATCTTGTTCATACCACTACGCTTCTGTTTCATTCTTTTTACTCTTTTTTACTGATAGCCACCTGCTACACCTGCGCCACATCCGCAACCGCCATTCATCAGATTGGCTAAGTAGATGTTCTGCTGCAACTGAGAGTTCTTAAACTTCAAGTCCTGAATCTCGTTGGCTTGCTCCTGGCTCCAATGGCCATTCAACGTGTCAATGATACGCTGAGTGTTTGAATTGCCAGCATTGATGATGTCACAAGTCTGTCGCTGAGTCTCATAGGCAACATTGCTGAAACCACGCTCAACACCAGTGCTAATGTAGTCAAAGTTACGCTGCATCGCTGATGTCAAGTCACAGAAACCCTTCTGTGTAGAATACTGGATGTCCTTCTGACCCAACTGATTTTCGTAACCCATCTTGATGATGTTCTGCTGCGTCTGGCAGCAGCAATCCTTAAGCGCAATTGTCATCTGCAAGTCACCCTGCGAAATGGCGTTGATTACTCGCTCTGCCGAGAATCCTACCTGACCACCAAGCTGCTGGATACCAGCCTGGATGCCACAGATAGAGTTCTGCAAGGCGTTGAAGTCACAGTTCAGGCTGTTTGCCAACATCTTAAGGTCGTTGCCGTTACCCTGGATGGCACCCATCAGCAAGTTGCTGTTCTGGTTGTCTGCCATCTGGTTGCGCAAACTCTCGATTTGACCCTGAATCTCTGCACGCTGCACGTCTGCGCCATTGTCACGGTTGTTCCAGTCTGCACCATACATATAGCGCATCATGCCCATCATCATCATATAGGCAAACGGATTGTTCCACATGTCGGCATCGTCACGGTCTCGCATCATAGCTGCCATTGCCAAAGGATTGTTGTTGTCACGATTTGCCATCGCTCCAAGCAAACCACCCATCATTGCATCGCAACAAGAGGTAGTCTTGATTACTTCTTCTGCCATAATTCCTAAAGAAATAAAAGTTGTACATTTTGTTTATTCACACATGTAACCGATTACGTGTGCAAAGATACGAGGAATTGGCAAGTTATTAAATAACTCTGTCACACTTTCTTTAATTGTCTGTTTTCCAAAGATTTAAGGTGACATAGACCCATATCAAAAACACCGTTTATATATTTTCGCAAAAATATTGTATATAATTTAAGGCAAAAATTGTATGTTTTAGAGCATAAAAAAAGAGAGAAGCAATCTCTCGCCTCTCTCCTTTTCTACTTGTTTCGTTTCAATCTTTTCTTGATAAACTCCTTAACGTCCCATTTCTTGAAGAAATGGCTATGGTCCCCAGCGTTCCCCACGCTCTCCAGCTCACCATCAGCAATAGCCCTTCTTAGCGTAGATTCGCTGATATGTGCCTCTTTCTTCACCTGTCCAGCAGTCATATAAGGGTTCAGCATATCAGGAATCTGCTCACAAAGACTATCCAGGTCTTCATCGGTCATTCCACAAGCCGTAACCTTCTCTCCATTTCGCTGTTGCTCGTCTGCCTTGAAACAAGCATCACTCAGCGACTTTAAAGCCGTTCCGAGTATCTTATAATTTAGTATCTTTCCCATATCTTATGCACAAATTTTACGTCCTAGTTTCGTCTCATTAACAAACATTTTAGCAAAGCTATACAAATAGAATATAGCTGTCACGACCATGACCGTAAAGCAGGAATCCACCATATCATTAGTTGTGTACCAACTCAACTCTACAATATGAGCCGCATTGATGCCTAAGAAGTACATAAATGGAATGCGATACCACTGGCACAAGAAGAAAAATCTACTTGCCAGTATCGTCACCATCGGCAGGACGTAAACCATGAAATAAATAAAGATATAGCAAGGCATATTTTCATTATAGGGGATAAACATCTCACGGGGATGCTGAGAGAACTCCCAAATGCCGTATGCGTGGAAGAACATAATAATGATAGGCACATACTTGCAGAACCAGCGGAAGAACTTTAATATTCTCCTGCTATACCGATTACCATGCTTCTTAAGCATATCCATCAGCTCCGTCACATCAATGTCCTTTATCAACCGTTGGACTTCGGTTTCTTGTTCTAGTGTCATATAACCTCCCTTTTTGTTAGTTGTTGATGCAATTATAGTTCTTAAAATAAAGAATTTGCCACAAAATTACAACTTTTTGCACAATTCCGTTCATTTTGCGCAATATTTTATAGTTAAACTTTGCTAAAGTAACAATCCGTAAGCAACAATCGCAAATTTATCATATATAAAATAAGGTGTAGCCCTATCAAGAGTTACACCTTATTATATTATATCCACTTGATGATAGTATCACCATGATAACCTTTCTTCCAAACAAACCAAGCATAGCTTACTGCGCTACCTCCTCCGTCCTTCATTCTCTGAAACTCTCCATTCTTGGCGCAAAGCACTCTTCGTGAGAATTGCAGCACATACTGAGGAGGATGCTTGCTAAATAGCTCATCATACCTCTTTTGTCCTTCTAGAAAAGTAGTCTTCAAGAACATGACACAAAGACCTTCATCAGGAAGGAGTTCCAAACTGTGCTTGATGAAATCCAGAGCAAACCTGTATGGCGGATTGGTAAGGATGCAAGCACAATCGTTCGGCAGTTCGGTGGTTACCAAGAAATCGCTTGCCCCCCCATAGCCTCTATCCACAAGGTCAGTGGAGATAACATCATGCCCAAAGTCTTTTAATCTGTCAGATAAACACCCAGCACCACAAGCACACTCCCAAATCTTATGAGGAAGCTGTATAACTGTCACCAGTTTATCAATGGCTATAGGGTCAGTAGCGTAAAAGTCATTACTCTCACGTTCCTTGTCCGTGTGGTTGGATGCTCCCAAAGTCACGAACATACTCTTTCTATTTCCTGTCCAATCCTTCATAGTTTATTCTCCCAACATTGAGTCTACCATGCCTTCAATGGCTTCATCTGTCATACTCTCCTTGATGGAGGTATCACCGCCAATCGATTTCATCAACATGCCTATCCAAGCATTATCACTTTCCATGGTGGAATGTATCTGCTCCTTGTAGGCGGCATAAAGCTCGCCCGATTCCTTGTACTCCAAAAGAACCGTGCGCAAGGCTTTCACCACGTAGTTATCCATCAGCAAGGGATTGTCCCTTGCTGATGAAAGTTTGGTAAGAAGCACAGCCAGTGCTTCATATAATTGTTTCTTCTTCATATTGTCTTATTTCTTAATTTACAAAGTCTAGTCTTGGAGTTTTACTCCCCATACTTTGGCTCCTCATACACCAAGTTATGCTTATCTACGTAAGCCTTGGCTTCTGAATATGTGTCAAACTCTACTGCGGTGGCATCTACTGATGGGAATACCTCAGCATTGTCACCTTCTTCAGTGAGAGGGAACGCCATCTTGGTTTCCTCATGCACTACCTTGTACTTCTTTGTTAACTTATTCATATCTTGCTTCCTTTAATTTAATATTAAACTTACATTATACAGGAGTAACAATTACTGTATATCCCTTTCCCTGCAAGGTTGACAATGCTGCGTCTGATGCAGAAGTGCGAGTACCTTTCACGGATATGGTTTTATATTGCATATTACCAGAAGGAGCAGTACTTGCACATTGAGCCTGGTCTTGAAGCATCTTATCTACATTGTCAATTCTTGGAGAACCAGTAATAGCTATAATACTTGAAGTTGAAGGTCTAGTTCCCCAAGTAAAGGAAACATCCCCGTCTGTACTAATAAAATAGAAAGGGGCAGGAAGTGTTGCCAAATCACCATTAACTTTACTTGTTGGAAGCCAAAGCGTCTTTAAGTTCTTTAAAGAGCTTAATTTTGAAATGTCTCCCTCCAGATTTTGGAAAGTTCCATTAACTAAACCATCAAGCTTACAAACCGAAGAAGTATTGCCCTTCATATTTTTACCTGTAAACAAAGTATATGAGAGCTTTTTCAAACCTTCCAAACTAGAATAATCACCATAGACATTATCGCTTTGAATACTTACAAATGAAAGATTGCTAATATTTGTAAATGAAGACAGATTTCCGTAAACATTAGGAGAGAAAATGTCTAGCTCTTCTGTAATACTACAGAATTTTAAATCATCTAAGTTCAAGCTGCGATTTTTTACATCACTTTTGTAAATTCCAGAAACAGAATCAGCTTTAAACTTGAGCGTTCTCAAAGGATACTTGCTGTCAAAGCTAATCTCATAATCTCCATTACTAACAAAAATATCTTTGTTAGTCTGTGCTGGAATCTCCATTGTTTTGCCATTATTTTCAGATAATGTCTTATCTGTAAAATACCCGTCACCAAGTATTGTGGCAGTACACTTCTCTTTAAAGATTAAATTAAATCCTTGTGTCTTTTCTGTAGGATTGTCTATTTTGGAAACCTTAATTCTAAGCTCTCCAATTTTCAACAAGCTGTTGTTATCTACACTTCCAGCAAGTTTCGTTATTAAACATTTATTCATATTACAAAAAATTAATTATTAATATATGTTTTATCTAAAAAATCAATTCTATTCTTCAGCCAGTTTCTTACTCTTTTTACAGAATTGAAATATCCACCGCAATAAGGATTCTTATCGTATGCTTGGCATGGAACTACACCTTGTGTGTTCTTTGTTGCCTTAAATACGTAATCTCTGTACTTGCAAATTTCGCCAACAGAATAAGCCTTATTCTCATCATATTCAATAGGAACACCATCATAATAGCTATTTACATGAGCCAATAAATCCCATCCGTCAGATACAAGGCTTGCTCTGTATGATGGAGTTTCTTTGTATAATGCACATTCTTTCTTGATGTTTTCATACCCTATCTTATGTACCCATGTGTCCAGTAAAGAAACAATATTATCAACATCAAAAATCTTTTGTTCTCGTAAGAATTTATAACGAGCCTTTATTTCAGAAGCATATAATGTTGTCAGTCCCATACACTCGTCTATTCCAAGTATTGTGGCTTTGTCACTATCCTTTACAACGTATGTTCCTGTCCAATGAGACCCCCATATAGAATCTGTATCATACAGAGATGGACACCATTGTTTTCCATTATAGGCTATCCATATCCAATTCTTACGAAAGCCATCAAGATGATATATAACTTGTGAGACAAGGAAATAGTCAATGAAAGGATTGACAAGAAAATATTTCTCAAATGTTTCCTTTGTGTTAGATGAAGCCAAAGCTGCAACTACACCTGAAAGCCTTGTTAAATAGTTCTTTACTTTTTTGCTATTTTCGTCTGTATCAGAAAGTTCCTTTGGATTATCACCATCATATTTGTTTCCGTCAATATCTTTCAGTGATTTTGGGTTTCTTATCTCAAACTGTTCCCATTTGATTGTACCACCAAAAAGGGTTGAGGAATCTATAACTCCATCAAGAATTATATTTTCAGCCTTTTTTTTGTCTGCGTTATATACTTCCTTGGATTTTTTCAGATTCCAAGCATATACACCCATATAAGTTTCTTTTCCTCCATTATCTATCCATGTAATCACTATAGGAAAACCATCGGGATGACACTTGCCATCTGTGATGAAATCTTTTTTCACGTCACCTGTTCCATCAGTCACAATTTCATTTGAATAAGAATACTCATAAGGATATTGCTGACCAGCAGGTCTAGACTTGTACACTTGTTCCATCAGCCAGTATGCTACAACGCACTGCCCACGAAAAATGTCAATGTAGTATTTCTTCAAGTGGAAACTATCTTGCGTAGGGAAATCGCCAAACTTAATTTCACTACCATCAGAAATATCTATAGCCATATTCTTTACATAATATGACATAGAAGATGAACCTTGTGCATTCAAGATTACTGGCTTTCGGAAATAGTTTCCATCCTTGTCATTATACTCAATCTCAGCTTCAATATCATCCTGCTTTGTAGTAGGTAGCTTAGGAGCATAGAGTCTCACTTGTGCAGCAATTCTAGGAATAGGCAATTCTATATGGCTATCCTTGCTGAAATCTGATGGATTTTCCATCTTGATACCAGCAGATTTGAAGGCTTCATTGATCTCTTTGGCAGCTTCATCTGACAAGTTGATGTGGCTGGCAGAAATCTTATGTTCGTGACGAGTACCTTCTGAATCTCTATATCCAAGCAACTTGCCTTCTGCATCTGTTGTAATTTCTGTTCTTCCTTCAGGGTCTTCAATATGAGAAAACTCTTTTGGGATAGTTTCAGATTTGGCATTATGGATATAATGACTGCCATCATTGTAAGTAGCAGACAGAACCTTTCCGTCTGCATCTTTCTCTACTGCCATATACTCAGGATTCTCCTGCAAAGAAAAAACATCAAGGAGTTCTTTGAGATTGGTATCTATTGTACCTACCTTCTCCTGCAATGATGCAAGGTCTGATTGAAGCTGAGAGATAACTTGCTTCAAGGCATTGACAGCATGGATTTCTCCGATGATTTGTCCATCTCTTCTTATGCCAAGGAGCACATGGTTTGCAGCATCAAGCCAAACAGCGAAGAACTCTTCATTCTGTTCAACATGACACATTTCATTGAGTGGGAAATAAGGCTTGCCAGTTGCTCTGTAGATACCAAAGAGAACCTTATCCTCGGAATCTACTACTGCCATGATAAACTCCTCATTCTCTATAATTCTGAATGGAGTATCTTGAATTTCACCAGCTTCATCCTTGATAGCGACCTTATCAATAGCAGCATTAAGGTTTGCAAGGATGCTTGTCAGAGTCTGAGTATTATCAATGCCAGCAAAGAAGTCCTTCAACTCCTTTAATGTATCAATAGCACTTGTAGTATTGTCATCACCCAAAATAGCGGTAACCTTATCTGCCAAGAGATTTACCTGTGTCTGCAATCTGTCCTCTACAGCACTTGTTTTGCCAAATACAGGAGTACCATCCCACTGAATACCGAAGAGAAGTTTATCATTTGCATCTACCTTGGCAAAGATAAATTCCTCACTCTGAATGTAGCGAAAAGGAGTTTTAACTACAGCACCTTCCTCATCCTTGATTTCTGTATTCTCAGCCAAGTCATCGATACGCTTGCCTGCATTATAGGCAGCGAGAGCATTTGCCACGATTATCCATTTGTCCGTGTTGATAGCATATACCTTGCCATCATCACGCTCCTCTGCTGGCGGATAGCCAACATTATCATCGGCAATACTCTGGAATGTACTGCCGTACATAGTCACCTGGTTGTCCCGAAAGTATGATACCTCGGCATCATACTCCCCTCTACACACAGGCAAGCTACCAATAATTGTTTGAATTTCTGCCATATTATTACTATTTTAATCTAATTGATGATTCATTATGATTTTACCAGTCGTCCTGTCTTGCGTACAAGAAGTTATGCGACTAGTATCACTTGTCGTTCCAATGATACGCCCGGTATCTCTGTCAAAGGAAAGAGAGAAAACATTTCTCTTCAAGTCAGTTCTCACTTGGCTGATTTCCTCATGAAGATACTTTATCTGAGCATTGATAGAAGAAATTTCCTCATGAAGATACTTTTTCTGAGCATTGATAGAAGAAATCTCACGCCCAGCATTTTCCTCCATCTTGGCAAACTTGGGCGTACCATCCCACTGAATACCTGCAAGGAATACATCATTCTTATCCACCATGGCAAAGATAAACTCTTCGTTCACGATGTATTTGAATGGAGTCTTCTCCAAATTTCCTTCTTCATCCTGGATGGCATTCAGCTTGTTAAGAATAGCCTGGTATTCCTGAAAATGCTCATCGTAAGTATCTTCCGCAAAAGAAGTGATATGGTCTTTCGCAACACTACGAATGGCATTACCTATATAGCCTATTGCCGGATTTAATGTTTCTGCCATAATCGAAATTTCATTTTGTTTAACCTGCCAGTACCCTCAAAGTGGTTCCGCTCATATAAACGCCACCACTCTTATACATATAGTAGTCCTTGCCGTTGATAGTGACGGAAGAAGTCTCCATCACGAAAGGAGCACCACCCATCGTGAAGTTGGTAAGTTTCGGAAGAGTCTTAGGCGCAAGGATAATGAAGTTAACATCGTCCTTAGCCGAAGTCTTTGCGTAAGTTCCACTTGCAGACAAACGAGGCGAAAGCTTATTGGCAGCAATGGCTATGTCCGTTTCCTTTGTACCGAATCCATAATAGATAGGCAGAACCATCGTAACCTTGTTTGTTGCCGACTTTACGAGGTCGCCATGCTTTGCGGTGAGGATGATTTGCGTTTCTCCCTCCTTATTCACCTTGATAGTAACTGTATCTGCTTGCTTTACATCAATACTAACAAGAGAACCATCAACAGACAGAGCCAATGCTGTAGGCGTGATTGGCGAACCTTTGCGCTTGATAGAGTAAGTAGCTTTGATGCTCTGCTCACTACCAGTATATTCTAGCAAAGACTTGTCAAGGGATAAAGACATCTCTAGCGGAAAGACCGTATTTTGCAGCTCTGTAAGATTATCCGTAATAACCTTCTGGCTCACAAGCATAGTTGTGCTAGAACCCAATTCCTGTGCAACGGAAATAAGACTCTGCACAGTCCAAGATTTACCGTCCTCGGTCAGCAGCACATTGATGCCCTGGGCTACATCTTGATTTCCGAAGTTAGCATATTTTCCACCTTGCAGCGCAAAATAAAACATCTTTGCAGCCGTAGTATCAGGAACGGTGTCAGTAGTAGCCACCCCCATATAGGTAGCACCCTTGATGGTCTTGAAATGTTCGATGATATTGGTGATAAGCTCATCCCAGTAGCTATCCCTCTGTGCGTTCACACACCAGGTTCCCCGATTAGCATTCCAGTAATGCGCCCAGCCATCAATAGCCACGTAGTCACCTTCCACGCCTCCCGAAGGAAACTTCTGGTTCACCTCGTATATACTGCCAAACTCCCCCTTGTAGTGAGGACTTGTTTTGTCTATATCATTAGCCATATCTTGTTAAATTTGTGATAATTGGTTATACTTCTCGCCCAGTTCACTCTCCTTCTTACTTATCAAGAAGATAGAGATGGCACGATAGATGAGATACTTCTTACACTCGTCAGTCAGGGCTAGGATGATTTTCTGGTCTGTCACCGTTTTCCCATCCTTTTCAAGCACATCCTTCACCTTTTGATAAGGAAGGTATGTGAATAGCTCCACTTCATGGTCATACACCTTGTTTGTAGGCGTATCATGGTTAGCAGAATACCTTCCGGCAGTCCAGTACATCAGCACTCGCTTTCCTGTAGTAGGCGAAACGGTTATCATGCCCTTCGGCTTCTGCGGTGTCCCCCTAGTCCATCGAGAGGCTTGCATCTGAGCCTCCTTGCTTCCTGGGTCCATCAAAGCCACCAACGAGGAAGACCAACTTTTCAGCCTCAGCTCCACCAGCCTCAGCCAATCATCAGGTATCACAAGGCTACCATGCCCATCAGTGTATTGTGTCTGAATGGCATCATAATCTTGCTTACCGCTTTCATTTAGCGATGCCACTACCCTCTTGGGCTGTAGCATCTGCGGTGGTGCTTGCAGCAAAAGCTGCTGTGCAGCTGTCTCGATGGCTTGCTTCATTTCCTCGTCCGAATCATCGGCAAAGACATCGTTCTGCTCGTCATGCTTCACCTCGTCCAGCGCAAGCCTCATTTCCTTTACAAGGTCACTCATAAGAACTTCCATAAGCAAGAAACCTATTAACTATAAATTATAAACTAAAACTCAATCACCATGCCAAGCTCCTTAGCCTTCTCCTTCACACTTTCAGGCGATTTCAGTTTCCTTACATCCACCTTGAAGGTCTTCTGGAGATAGTTTTTAGCCTTGGTAATGTTCTCGAAGCGAAGGGCGTTCTCGTCCTTCACCTGCTCTTCTTCATGTTGCTGCACCTGTTCCTCCTCGGGCAGACTCTCATCCTTGATGCGTCCAGCCTTCGTTAACGGATGCTTTCTGATGCAGTCTGCCACCTGCTTATTGTCCGTGAGATAAGAATAAGCATTGTTACTGCACCGTTCAAACTCCACGCTTTTGATAAGCCCGCTAGGCAGAGTCACAACAAAGATGAGCATACTGTTTGCTACAAATCTATACATATCTTTTGTGTTTATGGGTGAAGGGATAGCGAGACCATTACAGCCTCAACTATCCCCGAGTTTTGATATATGTTAGAAAACTATCAGTTCTCTTTGTTTTGATTAAGCAGCCTCCTGAATCTGCTCATCGGTCACACCTTCCTCAGTGAAGGTAGGACGAGATACACGAGCATGGGCATCTGGGAATGTCAGAACCCAACAGCTATACTCCTCCATTACCACACCTGCGGTATTGCGAATCAGCAAGTCCTTGGCATTAAACTCATTTCGTGACCAAGTACCAAATACATACTTGTCGAGATAACGAGCATCCAGACAGAAGGCTCTACCATCCATGCCCCAACTGTTGAAGGCATCGTGGCGATAGATGAGAATCTTAGTTCCCATGCTCTCAAACTTCTCGAAGTCAAGTTTCCATCCCTGGTAGTCCTTTTCTGTCTGTGTAATGATACGCTTGTTAGAGCGGAGATTAGCAAATGCCTGATAAATCAGGTTGTCTACGAAGAGCAACTTGGTACGGCTGGAGTTACCAGCACCCTTCAACATGGATGCAATAAACTGGGTCAACTCCTTCTCGCTAATCACATACTCATATACCTGCTTTACCTCTTCCTTTGTAGCACCGGAAGAAGTCTCATCAGGTACGGTCACTTTTACGGTTACAGGAACAAGAGTACCATCAGCCTGCTTACGCATCTTTGGCTCCCAGTGTCCAATCTGCAAATCCTTACCTGCTTCCCAGAAGATGCCACCCATGGTATAAACAAGACCTACATCCTTGCCACCATTCGACATAGAGCGATAGCCAAACAGTCCGCTCAGCTCCTGACCTTGGCGCATATCGTCCATAGCCATCTTCTCTTGGCGAGTGAAGTCCCACTGTACCTGTGTCTTGCTCATACGGTCGATAAGAGACTCCTCCACCTGCATGATGAATCGCTGGCAATACTGGAAGCTCTTGTCTGGCATAGAGTAGTAGCTACCAGTCTCTACCTCTTTTTCACCAGCAGCTCGTCCCAGTCGCATTACTTCAGTACCAGCCTCAATATCTTCAGGAATGTCCCGGTTACCACGACTGGCGTTTTTCTTTCCATTCAGCGCATAGCATGTAGGGTTTCCATCGTTATCTACCTCTGTTACACGCAGCTGCAAAGGAATCATCGTGCTTCGGTCAGTACCGTTGTCCTGATAGCCAAGACAGCTTTTAATCATAATGATGTCACCAGTACCAAACACTGTCGCATTTTCCACCGTTAGCTTTACAGAGCCACCGTTTGTAGTTTTACTTAACTTCGCTGCAAGTTTTGTTTTGATTGGTCGCTGACCGATGGAATAGTACTCAATGCGGTTACTGTCCACAGGAGTCATTCGCTTCGAGGCTCGAAGAATCTGGTCGATTGGGCAACTCTCCAGCTTCATTTCCACCACGGTAGGGTTCACATGAGCCACATAGTAGTCCCAGTTGTTCATCTTCTCCTGCTGCTCCTGGCTGCCACCCTGCCACTTTGGACCCGTGCCACCTACACCTGGTCCATCCGTTGGACCTGTAGGACCACCGCCACCTTCACCTGCTGGAATATTAGGAGGAGTTTCTGCCATAGCATAAGAGCTGCCACCACTCAGAATCATGACGAAAATCGCCATCATGAATCCAAACCATTTCTTAAACTGTTTCATAATCTGTTAATTTTTAAACTATTAATTATTAATTATAAATTCTTAATTGATAAGAGCTACATTCCAACCATCTTGCTGTACACCTGTTCGGTTCGGCTCTTCTCCTTTGGAAGAGAAGGAGCACCACCGCCACCATTGATGTTGATGTTCCGCTTGCCACCCTGCCTTCCATCATGTAGCTGCTTCTGCTGGTCGATTTTCTCGTTCTTGCCACGCTTATAGCCTCTATCCTCGGCATCAGCCACAGCCTTGTCGAAGTCCTTGATTTGGAAGAGACGCAAGAAGTCTGCCTTCTTCAAGCCATACCGGGCAGCACGCCATACGAATCCATCATCATCGTGGTCTTCGCCATCATCGCTACGCTTATACATCCACTCTATCAAGTCCTTGATAGCCTCGGGCTTAATCTTGGCTTCCTTCATGGCAGCATCAAGCTCCTTATCCTCTTGCTCCATGTTGGCTGCAAGAGTCTCCTTGCCCTTGGCTAGCTTCTCGCTCGCATCGAGTTTTTCCTTCTCGGTAGCCTTCAAGCGTTTCCTAGCCTCATCGTCACCATTGATGGCTTCTATGTAGTCCTGTCCTAGCTCGTCTATCAAGTAGTCGATAAGGTTGAAGTCGCCACCATCGGCATTTTTCTTTGTAATGAGACCTGTCACCAACCCAGGCGCATGAGGATTTTCTTTCAGCATATTGTTGAAGTCGTCCATCCTTTTCTTGCTTTGGTCGTACTGGTCGTAATCGGTCGCAATTTGGTTATAAACAGCCTCATCATCGTCCATATTCAGGTCGGGATAACGCTGAGCAAGACGCTCTCTGAAAGAATCTCGCTTTGATTTAACATTCTGATTATCAATCGTTTCTTTTGCCATAAACGTTCGTTTTTAATATTTGTGCGCTAAATTAAGGAAAATTTCGCATTACTTTGTGATAAGTTCTGCATCTTGATGAATTAATTTTGTTGGCATGAAACATCTAAATTCCATATCCGAAATTTACCTTAAAAGAGACCAGGAAATACTTCTGCTCTTTCGTAAGGCCAAGAGGATGGTAGAATATCCTACCACCATGGCTAAGATATGCGATTACATCGCCAAGATGCCAGCCTCTTGTTATTATCTCGCTGATAGCACAGCCTATCGGTATGTATGCAAACGCATCAAGGGGGAAAAGCCTAAGTTCGGCAAATACCAAGCCATGAAAGAAAAACTCTTCGAAGCCTTCTATCAGGATTTCTTGCGCCTCCGTCAGATGGAACAATACAAGGAATACAAAACCAAGCATCTTGTGTATGTGTGCCTAGACCTCCCTGCACCCAACATGGGGATGGCTCCTCGCTACATACAGATGAAAATCAACAATTATTTCCGCAATAAGAAAACATCATTCATCACTCGATAAAACTCTCATTCATTATGCGTACATTATATATAACTCTCCACATCGTCCTCCTGATGGCTTTCATCATTCCGCTGCACGCCAATCTTGCTGTGTCGCCATCCTCGCCTCAATACTCCCATTTCGTTTACATGTTCGGTCATGCTAACTTCATCCATTGGGCTGTTAATGCCTGGTGCCTCCTCATGGTTCATCGTCAGTTTCGCATCCATCGTGTGCTGGCTTCGTGGCTTGCCTCCGTTGGTCTCTCCTTCCTTTATTATCCGTCCCTCCCAGTCTTGGGCGCATCGGTCATTATATCTTTCTTTATGGGTTTCACTGCTCCATGGCTTTACAGGCGAAAACGCTTAGCCTTCTGGCAGATGCTCATCCTCCTAGTGATTGGATGCCTCCTCCCTCACATAGCTGGCATCTATCACCTCATCCTCTTTGCCATCGGATTCATCTATGCCAAGGCAGAAGGATTCATTCGCAAATCTCAAAAACTCAACATTTAACATTCAACACTTAACATTATTATATATAACGGATGCCAGTAGCAAAATCCACATTAAAGGTACGACCTCAGCAGCAACTGTCCGATAAGAAACTCAAAGAGATTCTAGAGGAAGATAAGAGAAGGCTCACAAGCCTCCTCGCTACTTATCGTCCCATTACTGGAGAGAATGCCCCTGGTCTTCGCTTCGAGTGTGTCATTGAGGATTTCTTGAAGGGCAAGAAACTTTGGCTACCTGTAGAGATGTTGAAAGAAAAGAAGTTCTGCGCCATCATCAAGTGCGGTTCTATCTCTGCCTTCTGCGAGAAGTACATGGCAGACCTGGATCAAGAAAAGGCACGCGATGCTGTCTTCCGTTACCTCATCCGTCTGCGCTGCAAGCACGATTTTTATTTCTTCGCCTACGCCTATGCCCGAATCAAGAATAAGGATGGTGGCGATGATATACCTTTCCTTCTCAACCATGCACAGATAGGTCTCACCAAGGATTTCGAACGGCAACGCCTTCATGGTGAGCTGCACAGTATCTTGATTATCCTCTTGAAGTGTCGCCAATGGGGTGGTTCTACTGATACCGAGGTTTACATGTTCTGGATTCAGATGTTCTGGAAGACAAACTGGAATAGCAACATCATCGGTCACCAGTCTTCATCTGCTACCCAGGTGTTCGATATGTACGAGAAATTGGCGAATGCCATCCCTACATGGCTCTACTATGAGATTGGAGAGACATTCAAGGAAGACTCTCGCAAACTCCGCACATCAAGCACTCAGAACAATATCAAGTACCTCATCCCTCGCTCCTGCAAGATACAGACTGGTTCGGCTCGTAACCCTGAGTCCTGCCGTTCTGCCGATGCAGCTATGGCTCACATCACCGAGGAAGCCTTTTTCCCTAACACTACAGAGTGGACTCCACAGAAGGTTGTCAATGCAGCAATCTCGCCTATCAATGTTACGAGACCTTACACCTTCATCGTGCGAGAGTCTACCCCAAATGGGCGTGAAAATGAGTTCCATGATGAATGGGTGCGTGCCAACTCTTTCGACAAGGACGGCAATCGCCTTTCCATCTATACACCTTACTTCGTTCCATGGTTCGACATCGAGAAGTATATCCTTCCTTTCAAGTCTGAGCAAGAAAAGATTGATTTCGTTCTTTGGCTCTACAAGAATCGTGAGGATGAGCAATATCATGGCTCTTACTTCTGGTGGCTTTGGGAAATCAAGGGTGCAACCCTCGAAGGCATCCATTGGTATGTGAATGAGTGTAAGAAGTACAGCGACTTGGATGGCATGCGCCAGGAATATCCTTCCGATGACGTGGAAGCCTTCCTCTTCTCCGGCACTACCGTCTTCGACCCTTACAAGTTGAAGGAGATGGAAGAGGACTGCAAGGGCATCGAGCCTATCATGGTGGGCGACATCGAGGGAGATTCCTACGATGCAGCCGACCCTGCTTGCATGAACAACATCCGTTTCGTAGAGCGTGCTGGTGGACCTCTCAAAGTTTGGGCTGGACCCGATAACTCCGAGATTGTCAAGCACCGTTACGTTGTAGCCTGTGATATTGGTGGTTCACATAAAACCTCCGACTTCTCCGACATCGTGGTGCTCGACCGCTACGATGAAATCTATGGTGGTGTTCCCGAGATTGTAGCCGAATGGCATGGTCACTGCGATGCCGACCAACTCGCTATGCGTTGCGCCCAGATTGCTCATTTCTTTAATGATGCCTTCCTGGTTATCGAGAACAATACCGCTTACTCTCGTATGAACAACACCGAGGGCAACCAGTCTGAGCTGTTCTTCCCTATCCTCATCCCTCTCTACAGTAATCTGTATAGTGCCTCTCAGTCCAAGTTGAAGAAGGTGAAGAACATTGAGACCAAATGGGGATTCAATACTAACAAGGCTACCAAGGTGGCAGTAGTGAAGACCATGGCACGCATCATCCGTGACGGTGGCTATATGGAGCGTGAGCTTGCAGCCATCGATGAATGCACCTACTTCCTCTACTACAAGCAGAACGACTGCTACGGTGCCATTGCAGGCAAGCACGATGACCGTGTTATGGCTAGAGCCATCGCCCTCTACGTAGAAAAGGACATGCCAGCCCCAGAAATCATCCCATTCCGTTCTAAGTCCGACATAGAGCGAGAACGCCTCCGCAACCGCCCACCAGTAGTAGCTGAGTTGTCAGGCATAGGTGGTGGCAGCTAGCCCTCTCCCTGAGCCACCGTTCCAGGCGATTCCATCGCCTGTCCATATAAGTTAACAATTAAAAGTAAAAAGAAAAATGAAACAAAGTTATTCAAACCTGCTGCGTAAGATGGTCATAACCATCTACCAGCCTATTGTTACTCGTATCGAACTCTTCCGCTCCACCCGTATGTGGCAGAAGGGAGTAAAAGCCACGCTCGCCAAGTACAAGGAAGGTGGTGCGCCTCGCTTCTACATGCTCTACGACCAGTCTCACAAGGATTGGGCTATCATGACCTACGACCCAAACCGCAAGGGTATGCTCGCCTACCGTCGCCTGGTTCAGCTTGGCAAGTGGAAGGCAACACGTTATTTCAAGAATGTGAAAGACATCAAGGCTGCCTCCTACTACTACACCCCGTCCAAATGGGGAGCAATCGGCTGCGATGCCGACAACAAGGTTAGAGCCAAGAAGTTGAAGCAGTGGCAAGACTATTACATGTATCGTGTTTCCGTCCCGATGGAAAAGCTACGCTCCTACAAGAAGAAATATGGTATAGCTTAAGCCCACACAAAACAAAAGGAAGAGAAAGCCATCACGGTCTCCTCTTCCTTATCTTTTTACCTTTAAACTAAAACCTAAAAACAATCTACTAACTAAAAACTTACGAGTTTATTATGATTCTAAGAACTTTCCTTTTATGTGCCCGATGATGGCAAAGTTGCCAAGTCATTTACACCATCGCTTGCATCTTTCAGGTGTGTTGCTGGCGTACCTGCCTGCTGGTGTCCAGCTCCTGCTGTAGGCATTTCGCCATTCGCTTGCTGCTGCGCTTGCATCGCCTGTAGCTTCTCTAGCTGTTCCTTGAAGTACTTCTTCATTCTGCTAGTACCAGGGAATTGTCCTACGGTAAGCATCGTATATGGGTCCATCTTACCGCTAACCATCATCTGCCAAGCCATATCGTTATTAGCATTTCTGATAAGTGGACTATAAGCGTCCAAGTCGATGGAAACATCTAAATCCATATCCCTCATGGTCTCTGGATTGAAATGTGTCTCGAAATCGTCCCCTGTCAGTTTCACGCTATCCGCTGAGGTACAAAACTCTTGTATGAGATACAGCTTCTTCTTGGCGATTCTCACCTTGAAGTTATTGAAACTCTCCACAAAATCTTGTATTGTGGTAGAAGAACTTTCCCTTTCCAGTTGGTATTGCTTACCGCTAGTGTTGCGATGAACGCCTTGCAGAGCACCCTGCACGCCTGTACCCTCACTTGCCATGGTCTTGGCGAAGTTAACCATGAAGTCAACTCCTGCCGGAATACTCTTGTTGACCAAAGTCTGCGGTGGCTTGCCTCCGTTTTGGGAGTTCCACAAGATGATGCCATCTGTTTTGGTATAATTCACTTGCATTTCATCGATGCTTTGCTTTTCGCTCAGAGCATTCTCATCCACAAGCATCGTACCCTTGGCACCATTCGCTACGATGAAGTTTATCATCATCATATAGTGGTTCAAGGTACGCTGGTTGTTCTCGGCACGCATCGAGAAACTTCTTACCTCGCCATTCAGGCAAGGATATGCCACGAAGGTATATGGCATAATGGAAGTTCTGAAACCGTCTCTCAGAACATAGTAAGGCGATTCCCTCGCATCCAGCAGATAGCCATTCGGAGTTAGGTATCTTCTGTACCAATAGGTCTCAACCTCATCCTTCATTTCGATGGTCTTAAGCTCTGATGGGTCCACATAATAGATAGGCTCACCGTTCTCATCGAGCACAGGCAGACCGTTCTCGTCCTTCATGATGTTGGCTTCCTCTAGCTTCCGCTTCTTCTCCTCGTAGAAAGCTCGTTGGTCGGGAGAGGCATATCCGCTAGTTCCTGCATCCCAGTCATGCACCCAGATGGCTGGTCTAGTCTCCTTCGTCCATATCTCCAATACCCTGTACTTGCCGATTACCGAAGAATGGGTAAAATCGTCTATCCCTGCATACTGCGCTTCACCATTCGGGTGATAAGTCTGTTCTGGAGCGAAATGATGCTGTGTCTGTAGATATATCTCGCTCAGTTTGTCCACCTCTGCCTTGCTTCCATCGGTGAAGGTGGCGATTATCTCTCGCCAAGTCAAATCGTGAGCCTCAGCGATAAATTCTATGTCGCTCAGGTCATACTTGAAGAAAGGTGGCAACGCTATCTTAAAGATGTCCACCATGTAGTCAAAGATGCCATTCTTGCCATCCTTCCTGCCATAGTAGGTTTTCATGCCCACGAAGGCGAAGACACAGAAGGCATAAAACATTCTGGCATCTAGCTCCTGTCGGTCGTTCAAGTTGTCGTTCTGCCGAAGGTATTCATTGAAGAAATTGATATAGTCCTCCTCGTTGGGGTCTACGGCACTGCAAGAGGCTGTACTGCGCTGCTGGCGCACAAGTCCTACGAGAGAAAGCAGCTTGTCACCTATCACATCATATTCCAGTATAGGCATACCCTTCATTTCCATATACTGACGGATGCTTATCTTTCTGCCGTTCCACTCTATCAGTTCTTCCAGCTGTCTGCCCATCACGAAGTCCTGCGCTCGCTTCCACTTCTTTCTCAGCTCTGCGCCATCATAGAAGTATTGGCAAGCCCATTCTATCAGCCGAAGGTTGCTGTCCGTCTGGGCAAACCGCTCCCTGCTCACTCCCTCCAGGGAGTCAGGTCCAGGCTCGGCATAGTTCGAAATATCATTTATAACACGATTATCTGGCATAATTCTTAATTTTTCGCCAAAAATACCGCCTTTTTCTCACTTCTTAGTGATAAGTTGCGCAACTTAACATTACTTTCTCATATTTTCCCCTTATTTTTGTTCCGCAATTCTTTTAAATGTAGAATTTCTAATATATTAGATAGTATGAGTAAATCAATCAATGTTAACGAAGCCTGCGTCATCACCAAGGATGATAAAGGCAACCTCTCCCTGGTAGGCAAGGCGAAAGAAGCCCTCACCACCTTGAAGAAGAATAAGGTTTCCGTCTGCATTCTTCTCTGTGACAACAAGAAGGAGGATGTGGAGAAGTTTCTTAACGACAATAATGTACCATTCTCCTCTATCTACACCAAGGAAGAGACCGACAAGGATGGCAACACAAAGCATGTTGACCCACCAAAGGCAGATGTCACCATCATGCCAAGCTCCAAGGTTATCACCCTTCGAGACGATTGGCAGTGGTGCTTGGATGATATTGCTCACCGTCTTTGGGGAGAAAAAAAGAAAGAAGCTCCAAAGAGTGAACAGCAGAGCATGGACGAAGCCATGAAGCGTTACATCGATTGGGCAAAGCCAAAGAAGGCAGAAGCCAACGGACCCGCCCAGATAGGTTAGTCATCGCTCCAACATCTTCAAAATACGATTTTCATTTTTTTATAAAAATATAATTTATTTGGAATTTAGAATTTTACGACTATCAAAAAGGGACTCGCTGTGAAGCAAGTCCCTTTTCTTTTTCTGAGTATCGAGTAAGCCCTCGTAGCTTTTATCATGCCGGGCTACTCCATTTCATTCAATGTTTCAATCAGCTCCTTTCTGGTCTTGCGAATCTCCACCATTTTGGCGGCATCGTTCTGACCATCCATTTGCTTCTTGGCTTTGTTCATCTTCTTCTTGGCAGCAGAGATAGCCTTTCTAGCTGCAAACAGTCGCTTGTTGTTTTTGCTGTTCTTGAAGGCGTTTGCCTTCGCCTTGTCAACATCCTTCAAGCGTAGATACTCATCGTAGGTCTCCATCGTTCCGTTCCATACAGCCTGTATTCTCCAGTCCTCTGTCACATCCTCAGATTTCGCCTTCATCAAGTACTTATTTTCAGCCTTTTCCATCTCCTTCAAATCATCCTCCCCATTCAGGTAGCTCTGCACCATGTCCAGTGCCTCCTTCTGGGTGAATGCCTTGTAGGCACTCATAGAGAGGAATTTCTTCATCTTCTGGCGCATCTTCTTCTTTTCGGTGATACTCTTAGCCTCATCGAAACGTTCGCTAGCCACCTGTAGAGAGGTAACACCGTCTTGCATTTCAGATGCCTCCAACGCCTTCACTGAAGAGATTGCAGCCTTCAACTGTTCTTCTGGGTCGATGCCATTCTGTACACAAGCGTTGTAAGTCATGGCTAAACCTTGCTTATCCTCTGACATAATAAAGGTTTTGAAGTAATCCTGCGCCTTATATCTAGAGAATCCCTTGGAAGAAGGGAATACTAAATCAAGCATCTTAAACTCCTTATCCTTTTGAGTTGGAACGGCAAACGGAACATAATAAGAAGCAAGTTTCGGTATCAAACCAAGATTCTCGCCATATTTTCTCTGCATTTCCTTATCACCATAATCAGGTGACAAATACCATTTATAAGTATCTATCATTCCTCTTAATAACGGACTAGCCTTTCCGTACATGCGTCTAACCATAGGTCCAGGAATAGCAAAGTTGTCTTTGGCATCAAAGAACAACTCAGGTATCTCTCTAAATTGCTTTCCATGACGGATATACATTTCCGTTCCATCGGCATAGCGACCCATAAAGATTTTACTCTGTTGACCCAGGCTATTCCCACGCATCAAGTAGTCATACCACTTCATGCCATCAGGATATGCCAATTCGTATGGACTCTTGTAGCTAGGATTGGTCTTACGTATCTCATCAGCCTTCTCTTTCTGCTTTTCTTCGTCCCATGCTCGCATTGCAGCATTAACCAGCTGCGACAAGCCTTCATATCCTATCAAGAAACCTACACCATAACAAAGGAGTCCTGATTTTGAACGTGACAGTCTTAAATAGTCTTCCTTAGTCATTTCACCTTTTCCAAGAACATGCTTATAATATTCCCAGAAATTCTTGATGCTTGCTTCATTCCAGATTGAGCCATAGCCGAAGATAGACAATGCGTGTCTTGTTGTTGAGATAAGCCAGTCCTTTGAGAGGAATATGAAATCAAGAATCGTTTGCATCTTTTTGGAAATGCCAAGCACATCGAAGTGCTGACCTCCAAACATATCATTCACGAATTGACCATCTTCATCCAATGCCTTATTCAGCATATCTTCATCCCAATTCAATTTCTTGGCCCTTTCCCTTGTACGCTCGGCACGTAGCTGATAAGTTGCCAATTTCAAACCATCATGCAGATAACTCCACAGAGCTACATCAAGTCCCTTCTGAGACATTCTCAACAACTCTGTTGCAACCTCCAAAGGGAAGGTAACGGAAGAACCTGCCTTCATAGCCACATTGCCCTCCACTAACTTGGAATGAAGTTTTGCCACATAAGAATGCACCTTATCATATAGGTTTTCTATATCTGCTGTTGCATAGTCAGAAGCAGAACCAAACTTTACCAAATGTTTTGCAGCCTCCTTAAATGCCTCTGGATTAGCAAAGGCTGGAAGTTGGTGAGTCTTAGCTGTGTCCGTAATCAGATACTTCATAAAGTAAGCCATAGCCTTTGCAGGTCCAAACTCAGCAGAGTTCTGAACAGCATACACCTCGGTTAAAGCACCAGCATGGAAACCAGAAAAGCCTAACTCCAAAGTCTTTGCTATACTCATGGCATTCTTGATGCCTTTCAGTACTTTTGGTATTTTAACAGTGCCAAATGCGGCATTAAACCAATCCTCGGCAGATTTGTTGAATATCTTACCTTGGTTGTAAACCCAAACGGTATTAATACCTGGAACAACATAAGGTGTATATTTGTTCTCATCTACCATCATTTCTTTTGGCTGAATACTGGACAACAATGGCATACTACTGGTTATCTCACCATCCTTGTTGCGTTCTATCACATTGATTCCACTCAATTCTTGAAGGAACGTCTTGTTTGCGAATGCCTCAATGTTACTTTGGCTGTAGTAAGCCAACAAGTCTGTTATGTCAGTTGTCTTAGGCACAAGTCCTGCATCAACACCTTCCATATAAGTACTTACCTTTCGAGGCTTTTCGTTCGGACTCTTAGTGCGCTGCCTACCTTCTACCAAGTCTGCATAAGCTTTATCATCGCTTTTCTCCTTGTCCCATCGATGATTTACATAGTCTGCTGTATAGCCTATGTCCTCCCTTACAGTATGACTATCTTTTAACCAAGTGAACGTCTTATCATACCATTCTCTGATTTTATCAAGGAGAGATTGCATTTCTTCACTCAGATTCTTATACTCAATACCTTGTGGAACAATACGCTTCAACACAACTGGTAATACATGCTCGGCTAAGATGTCCGTACCATCAACAGGTACAAAACCTTCCTCGCCTACATGATTGTCGTTGATTGCTTTAGCCATTTTACTAGCGACTTCTGCCATAGAAGGAACATCATCATAAACAATAGTTTCCTTACCATCCTTTACTACCTTATGATTCTTTGAAGCCAGTTCCCTCAACTCTTCTGTAAATGGTTGAATAGCATCAATGTCATTTGCTGTCACATGAATATGTCCGTTTTCAAAAGCACCAACCGCATTCATCTCATCTGCAATATCACGCATTCTTCTAGGAGCCTCTATAATATAAGGTATAGCCTCAGCCATTTTCTTTGCCTGAGTTTTAGGAGTTTTGCCTGTTATAGTTTCTTTAACGACATCAGCAATGGCATCAGCCTTTCTACCAAGATAGCTAGCATTTGCCATTTTGTTAAGCTCTTGCTTGACACTATTGATAAATATAGCATCATTTGCAGATGCACTCTCTATGTTCTTTCTACGATAGATAACTGCATCATGTACGCTACGAGCAGCACCTTCCTTGCTCACGTCCGTACTGGTCACCTCTGCCAAGTCCTGCATCACTCGCTGCTCCAAGGCATCAGCCTCCGGATTGGTCTCTGCCGGGTAAATCTTGCCCTCGTACAAGTCAAGGTCGGCATTGTTCTGCTCGTTCAGTTCGTGTCTAGTCAGCCATTTCTCATAGTTCGCCCTAGCCTCATCCTGCTTTTTCTTCTCAAACGAGAACATATCAGGCATTGGGTTCTCCTTGTCGGTCATGGCATCGTTCCACTTCTCCCATTCCTTGTAACGAGGGAAAAATTCCTCATCCGTCTCGCCTTCCTTGCGTTCCGGCTTAATCGGCATTTCGTCACCATGGAGATGATGGCTGTCACGCCATTCCTTGTTAAGGCGTTCCCATTCCTTCTTACCCTCGGCATCCTTGTCGAAGTCATAGAACATAGGTGGCTCTGGGTCTTCCGTGTCTTCTCGGGCAATCTTCCACTTTTCCCACTCTCTTTTACGTTTAATATATGCGATTTCGCCCTCGCCCTTCTTTCGATGTGGCTTGCCCTTGCCAGCACCATCAGCTAGCGCATCCTTGATTTCGGCATTGCTAGCCTGTGCCATCATAGCCTCCTGCTTCTCCTTCGGCATATTGTCCCAAACGTGGAGAGCCTTACCAGCCTTCATCAGGTAGTATCTCAAATCCTTGTCGTTCAGAAGTCCAGGAACACGGATGCCCAATTTCTTAAGCACCTTGATGAGATAATGCTTTATCTTAGTCCACAGAGAAAAGTCCTCAGCTGTAGTTGGACCCTCCTCTGCAAGATGTGCGATATACTCCTGCGTGCCGATATTGATGCGGTCAGGATTGCTCCAACCTGGATCATACTTGTTGGCGAAGTCGAGAATCTTGCCCCTCGTCTTCTTATCTACAGACTTATATACGAAGTCCGCAAACTTTCTCACGCCCTGCTCACCACCAAGCAGCACTTCCATACCCTCATGTCCTATCTTCTCATGGAAGACGGTTCTCTGAGCCTCATCGGCATCAGCACAGTTAGGCAGATAAACATGAACCGTGTGAGTAGTTGGGTCATACCATCCGGTAGCACCATTCTTCACATCACTCAGATAAGCATCCGGCACCTCATCCACAGAAGTGTAAACCGTAGCCTCAGCACCACCCAGCTTGTTGGCAGTATTCACCACCCGGTCACTCACCTGTTTCTGCATATCAGCATCCCAGTTATTCTTAAAGATAGAGCTGCCAAGTCTAGCCAGCACATTTCTGCCGGATAAGTCATCCTTATTCAGCAGAGGAGCAATCACGCCATTGGTCAACTGCACCGGAATACCATTGCCAATGATTGTATGCGCCAAAGATTCCGTCTTAGGCAACAGATAGTCATCGCCCAGTCCGGTAATCCTAGCCAATACCCTGCCATCAGCACGCAACACCTTTCCACCCGGCATGATGATTACGTCTCCGCTTTTAGTTCTCAACGTTGGCAGAATCTCATCACCATAGGCATGAGGTATCTTTCCATCGGCATAGGCACTGCCCATTACATAAAGAGGCTTCTCCACCTTCTGCCAGTCGATTCCGTCAGCCTTCAGTCTGGCATCCATCCATGGTGCCACACCGTTTTTCTTCTCCGTCAGGGTAGGAAGAATATCCTCCACAGCCTCTAGCCATCCACCCTTGCGTGGTTGCTTCTTAGGCTTCTCCGGCAGTTCTCCGTCCTTCACGGCTCTAACAATCAGTCGCTCCCTGCTGGTATATCCACCAAAATCTGCGGCATTATAAACGTCAGCATCCCATTTGTAGCCGTTCTTATCCAGTGCCTGGGTGATAATCTTCATCGCCTCAGAGTCCTTGTAACCCTTCACGTTCTCGATAGTCACCACTCGCGGTTTCACGGCATCAATGAAGTCGGCAGTACTCTTGGCAGTCTCCTTGTCAAGCTCCACCTCGCCCCCATTGCTCTTAGCCTGAGAGTAGTTCTTGCATACAGGCGAAGCATGGAAATACTCCACCTCGCCATCAATATGCTTCACCAGTTCCTTAGGGTCCACGTCTCTCACGTCAGCCGTAACAATATGCTGCCCGAAGTTGTTGCGATACACGCCACTTATCTTCCGGTCATACTCCACAGCCACCACAGGGTCGATGATGCCCTTCAATCCCTCTTCTACCAGTCCACCACCACTAAAGTAGGTGCCGGCCTTCATCAGCGAATCAGGATGCTTCTGCAACTTCTGCTCCAAGATAGGAGATTGCGCATTTTTACCGTACACCTTGGAATAATGCACACCATCATTCTCACCTCCTACGATTCTGCCTCTGTTATCGGTCTCCACAAACGGCACACCTCGCTTCTCTAACTCTTTTCTCAGACTTGGAGTAACCACATTCGAAGGCATAGTGATATTCTTGCCCTTGAACATATTATTGACGATAACATCAGCCACCTCGCTGTCAGGCACGATACGCACAGGCTTATCCCAACGAGAAAGCACCACTTTGCGTTTGCCTGTCAGCTGTCCTTGGATGATACCAGCCTTCCACTCTACTTCACCCACGGCATCCTTGGCTTTATCAGCCTTGTAGCCACTGGTTAACTCGCTCTTTGGCACCTCAACCTCTACGGTTACGATGTTAGGGCGATTCTGAGCCTCACTAAACTGGTCATTCAGTGGAGTGCGAGAAGTATAAAGGTAAGGATTGTAAGCAGCCTTAAGCGATTTACCATTACCTTTGTTTAGGGTAAACATACCCTTATCATCAGCAAGCTCTGGTCGCTCGTCTGCCTGTTCCCACTTACCGAGTTCGATAGGTTCCACAAACTTGCCCTTCACCTTTGCAGCCATCGGTGGATAGAGTTTTCCATCTTCGCCTACCTGCATGGCACGATAAACCTTCACCGTGTCTTCTTTATCCAGCTTCTTGATGGTCTCAGGGTCTTTCACGATGCTATAGCTAGCATCATTCCCATTCATCACAATCTGCTCGTCACGGTTCACGTCCTCAGTTTCAGATGCCAAGGAGTTTCTGCGCTCCTCGTCCGTCATACCCAAACGCTTCTCCACATTTCTCGATTCTACCTCACCTGCCAACTTTAGGTATTCTTTGTAAGAATCAAAGTCAAAACGTGTACTTTCATTCAGGCGAAAACGTTTGATAGTATCATCCATACTTCTATCAGCATAGCCACGTGCAAAGTAATTGAAACCCTTAATACGTGTCTCTTTATCTGGAAGTTCATCAGACATATCTAAATCCTTATATTCCTCAACAAGGGCTTTTTCTACCTCCGATTGATTATACTCACCTCCCATTTCCTTGGCCTTTTCTTCCAATTCATGAGCATAAGCACGTGCCTTCCACTCGTCTTGCGCTTCCTTAAATTCTTTTTCCATTTGTTCAGGTGACCCACCTTTGCCAAATCCCTCTATATACTGGATAGCATGCTGAATCTCGTGATTCAAAATACTATTCATATATTTCAGCTCATCAGCATGAATGGTAATGGTGTTGGTCTTGGCATTATAATTACCATTTGAAGGCATATCGTTCATAATGGCATCCGTATCAATACGCACATCCTTCAACTGAGGATAAGCCTCAAAGAGTCCAGGCGCCTCAATGACATTAGTAAGTTTACCATCATTCCAAAGCATATCGTCATCAAAACGCTTAACAATATTACCACCGCCAATATCCTTCATATCCTTAATCTTAGCATCCGGCATTTCATATCTCCACTTGCCATCAGCTCCACGTTCCCATCCGGTAGCCAGCTTGATAGCCTTGGCATCCTTCTTGCCTCGCTCCATCTTCTCTGCCACCTTCAAGTTATCCATGCGATAGGTCTTTTCTTCAGCCTTGTCAGCCTCAGCCGCACCCTTCTCACCACCAAACATAAAGCGAATATCGCTCTTGCGAGAATTGAAACGCTTGGAAGGAGGAATAACGTCACCCTCATCATCATAGGTAACAAGGTCGTTCAACTTTCTATTATTCTTGGCATTCTTGTATTTATACGCCTTGCCATCATCAAAGCCAAACTCGTTTGCGTCATTACCATCCCACCACAGTTGGTTTGCTGGAACTTCGTCTTCAATGATACGATATTTGCCTTCCAGTCGGTTCGTTCCGTGCATTTCGGCATATTTCTTAGAAGGAGTAACCCAGTCACCATTACGCAACTTTCCTTCTTTCACAGAAGTTGGAACAGCACGATAAACCTTTACCTTAACATCCTTCTCGCCATTCTTAATGGCATCAATAGCCGTATTGATGGCTTTCACAGATTCCAATCCATGAGGAGTGTTCTGCGAATAACGCTCAGGGTGTGAGAAGTAATCATCCGGCTGAGGAGTGTACCCCAAAGCCATATCCTCCAGGTTTACATCTGAGCCACTGGATTCCCAATCGTCACGTCTCGCCTTGTCGCTTTCATATCCAGGGTTTCCCGGTGCAGCCCATGCACCTACGCCCTGATATGCGCTTTCGGTATCGTCATATCCCTTACGTCTGGCAGCCTCATCAAGCATTTCCCTGGCTGTAGCATCATCACCCTTAGCAAGAGCATCCATATACTGCTTGTCAAGTTTATCATCAGGAATCAAAGAAAGTTCCTCCAAGTGCTTTTTGCGCTTGGCTTCCTCTTCCTCAGCTCTCTTTCTTGCAGCTTCCATGGCGTTACGCTGCGCCTCCACCTGCTTCACGCGTTCCTCGATCATAGCATCAAGGTCGCCAAAGTTCTCCTTCAAGGCATTATTTACAGGCACGGTGTACTTAAGAAGTTCTTTGAAAGAGGAAATCTTATCTTCATTTGCCTGCAACAGATGGCGTTTGATATTGGCTCTGGCACGTGCAGCCTCAGCAGTAGACCCCTTCTTAATAGCATTGGCATACATTGCCACATCAGCCTCATCAACCCCAAATTGCTGAGATACAGCTTTTATTTTATCCTCCACAGATAAATTTCCACCATTTTCCTTGGTGATTTCAAAGGAATTGCGTATCTTTGCATCGCTATGAGGATTCAGGACGCTATCCTTTCCGCTTGGGTTATTTGCGGATGGAGTTAATGCCGAACCTTGATTCTCGCCCAAGGAATTAGAATCGCCTCTGAAACGATTCCATAGCATTTTTGATTCCGTTAATTCTTTCAACAATTTTGAAGGCTCTATTTGATGGGCACTGATTGAAACTTCATCCTCGCCTTGCTTTACGGTGATTGATTCAAAGTTCAGAATCTTTGTTCCGTCTACTTTCTTGAAAGACTTTACAAACAGATACTTGGTCTGTCTTTCTGCACCTTCTTTAGGAGCAGGCTTCTCTAAGATAACATCTGGACGCTCCAAGGTAGGTTTCAATAGACCAAATCGTTTGATTCTGTCTTCTCTACCAGCCTTTTTATATTGGTTTTCACCTAACTTGATGCTACCTATTGGTGTATTGACACGACCATCCTTGCCGAAATCCTGTAACCAGTTATCCTCTGTATGTTCGAGGATTCTTTCAGGCTCGGCATTATCAGCCATCTGCTGGCGTAAAGACACAGCTTCGTCCTTGGTCATTTGACCTTTCAGCACGGTACGTGGGTCCACTCCCTGCGCCAAGTCTCTCAGCACAAGGTTACGAATATCCTCCAAGGTCATTTTCTTAATGTCCTCAGGCTTCCACTTCGTAAATGTATCAAGAGTCCAATACCAGAACTTCTTCAACCAATTCTTCAATCGGTTGATGATAGTAAGCTCTTTAGCGGTGTCTAACGGATTTTCCTTAATGGCATCCTTCGCCATCTGTTCCAAGATGGCAGCACCGTCCTCACCGGTCAGACGAGCAAAAGCCTCATCGCAAATCTCATCATCGCTCAAATGCTTATAGTTAGGGTTCTCCTTCAAATCAGCAAACAGTTGTGTCTGCATGATGAGTTTATCACCATGCTCAATAAGCTCCGGATTCATTTCCTTGGCAGCAGTGCGCCAAAGATGCTGATACTCATGTATAGGAGTATTAGGATTTAGATGCTCCTGGTTCAGCACAATCTCCTTGCCATCAGTGTAGCCATAAACCACACCCTTTCCCTGCGCAAATTTGGTATTACCCACGATATTTGCATTGTTCTCGTCAAAGATTACATAGTTGTAATCACCTTCCTTTGCACCGCCAAAGATAGTACCAGCCTTATACTTGATACCAGTGAAGCCAATAGAAGACAGGAACTTACTAACTGCACGACTAGCATTTACATCTTTCCACTTCTTTGTTTTTCTTAAAGCATACATTAGAAAATCATAGGCATTACCGCCAAATGAACCATCAAAAGAAAAACCACGCTTTTTAAAGTCGGCAAAATCTATTTTTAATCGCCTTAATTCTTTAATGATTGTATTCTTCTGTTTATCTGTCAAAGGAGCATCCCAATCAAGATAATCTCCATTATCATCAGGAATATCCACATCATAAAGATAAGCAATATTATCAGGAACAGCTATTTCCTCATTCTTCTTTGCAAGAATATTGCTAAGTTCCTTTAAATCATCATCATCAGGGAACATTTCTAGAGCAGAAGAAAGGTCTTTTCTCATAGCATCCAATCCCTTGTTTACATCTTTATGTTTATAGATATATTGTCTTACCATATCTTTGTTATTGGCAGACATATCTGTCACAAATTCAAAACCGCCATTATCTTTCCTTATCTTGGCACGTCTTGTGTAGTCCTCAGCAATATCCTTAGAGTTGGTAACATAACCACCCCAGCCAAATGCTTGTGAACCTTCGCCTTCACCCATGTGGCTAAAATCGAACTTGTCGAAGCTAGCACCAGTACCATGATAAGTGCGCAAGAATCTCACTCCAGGCTGTACAATAGCCTTCAACTGTCTATCCAAATCCTTATATCTAGCAAACAAGGAATCAAGCTTATCTTGATATTTCTCAATAGCCTTATAATCAAACTCCCTCCAAACATCATCAGGAATATCGTTTTCAGAAGCCAGTCCATGCTCATCCATGTACTCCTTCATCAACTGATTTTGATACTCCTTACGTTCCTGCCCGGTTGACTTATAAGCCTCCTCAGTCTCCTTAATCTGCTTCTTCAATTCATCCTTCTTACTAGTCTGAGCAGCTATCTTATATGGGTCAAACTCCGAAGGGAAAGAGCCAGTAAGCCCAGCCACATTGTCCTCAAAGCTCTTGTCGAGATTGAAAACCTTGTAGTTTCCCCACATCAGCCTATTCAGGTAGGTACGTTCCTTTCTTGCCAGTTCCTGCTTCTGATAGTACTCCGGCATCTTATTCGGATTGCTCATATCCACCACGGCATACTGCGCCCATTTGTTTGGTCGCAAATCCTTGGCAAAGTTATAAGCATTCTCGGCAGCCTGCTTTTCCTCAGGAGTCTTAATCTTAAATCTCATTTCAGGCTGATTCAGCAGCATGGCAAGATTCAGATTATCCTGCGCCTCAGCCACCTTCTCCATATCCTCGTTGCTTATCACCTTCACCGGAATGCCAGCCTTCTTAAGCATAGTAGAAACAGCATCAAAAGCTACCTTCTGCGCCTCCGTCATTTCCGATGGCTTCACCTCCTTTATATCGCGATTAAAAGAGGCAAGTGGCACAAGTTTATGAACCCCGACAGCAGTTAAATAGCCTTGTGCGTTAAAGCGAGGGTTCAACTCGTATGCACAAGCATTTTCTTTGTCTACCCAAGAAACACCCTGGCGATACTTCTTTGTACCAAACCATTTCTTTTCGCTTGGATAGAGTTTATCCCCATTGATGTTAGAAGAAAGCATAGTATATCCATACTCAGGCTTATCTTCTCTATCTTGGTGGAAATTAAGCAAACGCTCTGCAAACTTCTGCATCTTAGGCTTATCTTCCTCCGAAGGATGCACATCATTCTCGTATGTATATTCCATATCTGAAATAAAGTCCTGATGAGCACCTTTCTTAATCATTGCATAGTCCGCAAATGGCTTAGTCTTGCGGTCGGAAGACTCCAGCCACTTATCGAAGGTAGCCTTAGGCACAGCAGTAACCTTACCAAGTCCCTTCCAGTCCTTGGAATAGTTGGCAAGATAAGCCTCTGTAGCAGCCTCCTCAGAAGGATAGCCAAACATCACCTTATGCTCGTCAAACTCACCAGTCTCTGGGTTCACCTGGTCAACAACATAAACGTTACCATCAAAAGAATCAAGGTCAGCAGCATCATTGATGAACATGTCGATATGGTCACCATCCACGCCAATCTTGCCCAAGATGTAGCCATAGGTGTCGTGCATGGTCACGCTCCAAGGCTTGCCCTGCTCGTCCTTACCGCTACGTGTAGTGCCCTTCGGTGTCTCTACAGTAAAGTCATAGCCACCAAAAGACAAATGTCCCTTCTTATAGTTACCAGCCTTCTTCTGAGCCTCAGAAGGGTTAGGCTCAGTCTCGGCAATGGCATTCTTTAAACGTTCTCCAAAGGATGCTTCTTGCGGTAGATGTGCGCCTCGAACAACTGAGCCTTCGCCACGTTCCAAGCTGCTAGTCTCTTGTCGCCCTGTGCGTCCGCTATCAGTGCTCTCTCCAGTCTCGGACTGAGAAGATGCTTCTCTGCCACTAATTTCTTCGCCTTGGCGATTTCCTTCATCAACTCCTCTCCGTGAAGAGTCGCTACCCAGGCCACCGCCTCCTCCATATCCTTCTTCATTGCTTCTGTCATCATAATCTGCTATTTCTGGTAAAATTGATTTAACATATTCTTTATACTCACGCTCACGTTCCTCAGCCTCCATCATACGGTCGTATTCCATGCCTTCGATGGCGTTAAGTTCGCTTTCAGTTGGCAAAGATAATGCTTTATCTTGAATATACGAATTATATTCTTCGATTTCTGCCTGTCTTTCGATGATTTCACGCTCTTTCTGGGCTTCATACCATTCTTCCTCTGCCGAAAGTTCCTCCTCTGCTGCGGCAATTCGGTTCATAAGTGCCACGTTACGCATATCCTTCACGTTGTCGTAGGACTTGAACATATCGAGCAAGGTGTTTCTCACATCTTGGTCAGAATAGCCCAATTCTTTCAAGTTGATAGGAAGGTCATTGTACACTCTCACGGCAAACTCGTTAACCGACAAACCTGTGCCTTTCTTGGCAAGGAGATAATTGAATTTATTAGAATCATACCGCTTGCCAATACCAAACTTGAAATTACTCTTGCCCAACTCATATTGAAGAGATTCCGGATTCAAGCTATGTGGACTCAAAGATTCAGATACAGCCTCTTCCAAAGTCTGAGGCGTTAAGTCCATAACATCAACAGAGGCATCCTTGTATATCTCTTTGATTACTCCAAGGTCATTCTTCTTCAACGCATCAGCCACAAGAACCTTGCGCTGCTCAGAAGGAGTCAATTCTTCCATCGCCTTGGCTCTCTCCTCCTTATTCTCTGCACGATATAGAGTATTGAGCAACTTATCCTGTGCCTTCAAATCCTTTGCCGATGCAGAGAGATTAGCCTGTCTAGCCTCCAACTGCGCCTTGGTAGTGTTCAATTCCTTCAACTGGTCAGCCGAATAATCAATGTCATCATTCATATATTGCTCCAGGGCTTCATTGATACCATCTATCTGTGGCTGCACCTCGTCATTCTGAATATGATAGATGCGCTTGCGCTCAGAGGCAATATAATTGCTAGCCTCATCCATGGTTGGATATTGCTTCTTCAATTCTTTATTGTCTAGCACAGCCACCTCACGCTCATCAGCAGATGTAATTGCGTTCTCGTCCACACCTGCCTTCTCGATTTCAGCCTTGCGCTCATTCTTCAAGGTTCTAGCCTCCTCTGGAGTCATAACCTCCTTGCGGATAGCATTCCAGTTCTTATAACGAGTTTCAAGGTCGGAAATCTGCTCATTAACAAGTGCCAAGTCGTTCTCCACCTTCTGAGCCTTCTCTGGGTCCAAGTCGGCATTGAGAGATAGCCAGTCCTCATATTCAGATGCTGCCTTTCTCTTGTTATCCAACTGTTCCTTGATGTCAGAACGGCTACCACTGATAAGGTTCATCAGTTTACCATGGTCATTGCCAAATTGCTCCTGTAGATACTCAGCTGCCACCTTTGGCTCTGTGTCCTTAGAGGAATAATCAGGCTGTCCCATACCCAAGCCTACGATACCTTCATTATATCGTTGTTTCTTATCTGCCTCAGCCTTGGCTGCATCATCGTTGGCACCCTGTGCGTCCTCGGCATCCAGCTCTGCACCAACAGAGGTATCGATGGCATTCTGTCGCCAAGCATTGAACTCGTCCTTGGTTACAAATTCCAACTTATTGGGGTCTATTTGCGAATTAACATCAACATCTGTATCTGTCAATATCACACGACCATCTTCTGTATAACCCACAATTTTAACATCAGAAGGCTCATCACCTGCTTCCATAGAAACAGATACAATATCTCCTCGTTTAAACCCACTGCCATCAAACTGAGAACGGAACTGCTTATATCTAGCATCCACCTGCTCAGTAACCTGCTGATTGATGTAATCATCCATAGGAATAGGCGTGCCCACTTCCTTGATTTCGGCACTAGAAACCTGCTTGATGGCAGGATTTCCATCCTCATCAGGCACAACCACGAAGCCCCCACCATACTCATTGGCTTTTTTCAAGAATACCTGTTGACCTGTAGTAAGGGTAGCTGGAACGATATTTCCGTCTTCCGTCTGATAAGTCCAAAGAAGCTCCTTCAAGGCATCACCATAGCCATCATCAGCATGTTGCAGAGCATCATAAACGCCCTTCTTGGCATCCTGAGCCTCCACATACTTACGCACGGCATCCTGTTGTGCTGTAGTCATAGAGTTGGCACGCTGAGCCACAAACTGCTCCATGTCCTTGCCATCCTCATACGCCTTCACCACAACATTCATCTGTGCCTCATCATCACCAAAGGCACGCTTCAATCTAGCCTTCGACACATCATCGTTATGGTCAATCGCTTTCAAACCCTCAACATCCCCATTCTGGTAGGCATTCTGTCCCATCACATAGGCATTAGACTTACTTTCATTGGAAGCGGTATTAGCATCAGAAGGGCTGGCACCGGTCTCCATCAAAGGTGCACCCTCCGCATTTGTAGGCGTTTCACCCCCAACAGGAGGCGTTGGCGGTTCTGTTGGTGGAACATCAGAAGAAACAGAAGCATCTACAGGCTTTTCAGCTGTAGCCTCAGCATTCTCAGCCGAAGCACCACCTTCTTGTGTGGCACCAGGCAGTTCACGCTGTCCCTCAATCAAGTTTTGATTCATCTGTTCCTTTGCATCGTTCATTTCTCGTTTCAGCACGATGTCGTTATAGAGCTGCTTCTGGTATTCCTCCACAAGTTTCTGTTGTTCGGCTGTGCGAGACTTTCCATCACCCTCTAGAGCCTTGCGAAGCGTACCATGCTCCACACCTTGCGAATCCTCGAAGGTGCGCACATACTCCTTCATGATAGGGCTATTCTCGAAAGCACTATCATAGAAGTGGCGATAACTGTTCACCATCTGCTGCTCTTGCTCGGTCAGTTCCATGCCCTTCTGCTGTTTCTGCATGATGTCACCGATGGCACTGGCATTCTGATGAAGATAGATTGCAGCCTTATCCTCGTCATTCAGTTGCTCACCTGCGGCATACTTATCCCTAGCTTGCTCATATATGGTGTTCAGTCTATCCTGCAAGGCATCGGTATGGTAAGCCTTTTCATACTCAGAAGTGATATTCAGCGACTTCTCGAAGTCTAGCTTCTTCTCGTCCTTACGAGCAGCTTCATGCGAAGAGTATTCCTTACGTTCCACCACTCCACCATCCTTGTTATAGGTATCGAGATAGTATTTGCCATCATCACCAAGATAAACTTCTGAGTCGATAACTGGCGAGAAGGAAGAAGGGCGTTTTCCTTCCACCACAGCCATCATCTTTGCCTTCAATACCTCTGGCACGCTCTTATCGTTCATCAGGTTCATGTACTTATCAGTGAGTTGCCCCATCATCTGCACACCTTCACCATCTGCACGATAACCATTGATGCCCAACTTCTCGAAAGCATCACGCAAATCATCATAGCCAAATCTCTTCAACTCGGCAATATCTTGGTCGTTGAAGTCAAACTTTCTGTTAAACTCCTTTGCATCCTTGAATCGGGCATACTTGCCCACCATGCCAGGCAAACCGATGGAAGTAAGGTTAGCCATACTCTCCAAGAAACTCTCAGCTGCATCCTTGCCTGTAGGCTTGAAAGATGGATCCTGTGCCATATGCTCCAACATCTGCTGACCTGTCATAATGCTAGAGTCCACCACCTTGCCACCTACATCCACAAGGATATTGGTAGCCAAGCCTCTACCCTTGCCTACCATATTGGCGATTGTACCACCTTGCATAATGGCACCTACGGCACTTTGCTTAGCCACCTCTCCCAAAGTATTGGCAAGAATCTTGCCCACTGAAGGATTGTAAACCTTGCCATTCTCATCAAACTGACCTGTACGATAGATTTCATCAATAGGCTTGGAGATAGCAGCCTGTCCGCCAAATGTTAAAGCACCATGGGCTGCACCAGTCTTCAACGCCATTCCCTTACTCTTACCAATGAGAACCTTGGCTGCACGCTCTGCCATCTTGGCTTCCATGCCCTTAGCCATCAAGTCGCTAGCCAATCTCCCTTCTGCCTTGGCAAGCATACTCTTTGTTACCTTGCCACCTGCGGCACCAGGAAGCCAATAACTCCAAGCATCCCCTGCAAAGGTCAACGCCCCACTGCCTACACGCTCCCAGAAGCCAGGCTGATATTGCTGATTGGCAATATCCTCCAACCAGTTCTGATAGTCGGTCTGTACCAACTTTCGTGTTATCTTGCCCACTATGGTATTACCCAAGCCTGTATTCATTATATACTCTGAACTACCCTTTGGTATCATATTCTTCACCTCCAACTGATTGAGCTGAGCCTTCAACACTTCATCAATCATCGGCTTAAACTGCTTAGGGTTTCCGCTCAGAGTTCCATTCATGCCATATCGCTGCATCACCTTGAAGGCTGCGTTGCTCATATCGTTCAGGAACTGAGGATTCTTGTAAAGACCATTAAACTTCTTCTGCAATGCGTTGAGAGTCTTCTGAGGGTCTTTGGCTTGATTAGCCTCATACTGAGAAGCGATGGCAGTACCAAGGCGAAGACTGGCTGGAATATTCTGACTTCCTTCCATACCTTCATTAAAAGCCTTACTTCCTGCCTCCTGCGCCTTGTTATACTCTTCCACTACAGATGGATTCACATACTTGCTAATAACATCTGAAAGCGCATCATTGATGTCTTGGTTCATCAGTCTGTCCTGTACATGCTCATCGTGAGAATAGAGGCGAGTAGCGATGCCTTCAGCGATGTTTCGATAGTTCTGACCATACTTCTGCACAAGGCTCTCAACCATGGCTGGCTTCAAGTAGTGAGCCACATAATCATCATAGCTTACACCCATAGCCGAAGCCTCCTGCTTCAACTTATCTTGCACATCATGGCTATACCATTGAGCCTCAATATTCTTTTCGGCATCCTGTACGGTATCATCTGCCAAAGCAGAAACAACCTTATTGGTTACTTCAATGGCCGAACGATTAGCATATCTGTTCTGCGCACTACGAGTAGCTTCAAGAGCCTCATCTGGATTCATACCGTCAGCTTCAAGGTCAGCCACGAAGTTCTCAAAATAGTTGCCTTCCTTATCTGGTCGCTTCTTCCAATCTTCAAGATAGTTAGCAAACTTGGCATCCATCAAAGTATTGTCGTTCACTACGCTAGGGATAGAAGGAGCTGGCTCCTGCTTCTGTTCTTGGCTAGCATTCCCCTGTGCGGTCTGCTGCACCTGCTGATTATTGTCTTGTGGCTGCTGCATCGACTGTGCTTGCTGCTCATTACCACCAAGAAGCATACTGGTAATCAAGCTAGGCTTCTTTAGCTCGCCTCGCTGATACTCATCATTCAGCTGTGCCAAGTCCATGAAGTTGCCCGGCTTGTTGTCAGGAGAGTTGAAAGCATCAAGTACCTCCTGAGGATATTGAGACTGTTCTGTTCCCTGAGAAGGTGAAGAAGGAGAAGGCTTCTTGCCTACCTCATTGATATGGGTAGCGTTTCCACTGGAATCATACCAAATGTAACCTTGCTTACGATATTCTCCCACATCCTCAATAGGCACATCCACCTTCTGCTTCTTATCGTCAAACATGGTGATATAGCCACCCTCGAAGTCCTTGGCGAAGTTATCCATGCCTCGCTGCTGAACAACCTCGTCTGGGATGTCATACTCGTTGTTGTCCTTATCCCATACGTGATAAGTCAACTTAGATTTGTTGTCTTTGTCTGCCATATATTATG